ACGAATTTTCCGGACCCAACGATTGCCGATGGTTCGACGGCGTTTGATGCTGTGACCTACACGGGCACCGGTAGTGCTCAGTCGATTACGGGTCTTGATTTTCAACCTGACTTTGTTTGGATCAAAGACCGTGTTAATGCTTATACTCACAAGTTATTCGATGTAGTCCGTGGTTCTAATAAGGTACTTATCTCCGACAACACTAATGCTGAGGCAACAGAAACACAACTTTTAACGTCATTCAATTCCGACGGCTTTAGCATAGGAAATGACGTTGGACTTAATGCAAGCGGTGCCAACCTTGTCGCCTGGACTTGGGACGCCGGAACGTCAACGGCCAGCAACACTGACGGCAGCATCACTTCAAGTGTCCGCGCCAATGCGTCTGCTGGATTTTCTGTAGTGACTGCGACGACTCCTGCACAAACTAGCTCTAATTATTCAGTTGGTCATGGACTTAATGTCCCCCCAGCTATGTGGATTTGGAAGCATCGTGACACTGCATCGTCATGGGTGGTATGGCATACGTCACTAGGAGCGAACCGTCTTAGCCTTAATTCAACTGATGCTGCTTCAAGTAATGACGTTACAACTCCTACGTCTTCCGTAATTTACTTGCCGCCCGGTCCAACCGCTGCTTGGAATAGCGATATTGTCCTATATGCTTTTGCACCTGTCGCAGGCTATAGCGCGTTTGGTTCGTACACCGGAAACGGTTCATCTAATGGCCCGTTTGTGTATACCGGGTTTAGGCCCGCATATTTACTGATTAAGTCAGTTGATACTGCAAAAAGCTGGATTCTGCTTGACGATGAGCGCAATGGATATAACGGAGGCCAAATAGATCTTGAAGCAAATACTTCAAACGCGGAGGGCAATGCGCTTGGTATTGCTTATCAGACAGATATACTTTCTAACGGATTTAAGATAAAACATGATCACAGCCAGATGAATGCAAGTAGCACGAGTTATATCTACGCCGCATTTGCTGAGCATCCCTTCAAAACCGCCCGCGCTCGATAAGATTTAATTTAACGGTTATACTTAACTTATAAAAGAATCAAAGTCGCCGTGTTAGTTCTCGACGGAAAAACACTGCAGTATGACCGTCCGTTTTCACACGCCGGTTATAACTACCCTGCGAACTGGCTTCGCTTAACGACTCTGGCTGAAAAAGAAGCCATTGGCATTGAGGAAGTTCCCGACCCCGTGGTTCCCGCTTATGACCAACGTTTCTGGTGGGGTCCTGGGTTACCGAAGGATTTAGACGGTTTAAAAACACTGTGGACTAACACAACGAACGAAACAGCAAATAAAATCCTCACTCCAAGTGATTGGATGATTGTTCGTAAAGCCGACTCCGGTGCTGAAGTTCCCGCTGGATGGACAGAATGGCGTCAGAGCATTCGCGAAGCTGCTCAAACCAAAATCGCTGCTCTTACTGCAACAACTTCTGTAACTGAGTTTGAAGCTTATATTGTCACGGTGTCCGGAGCTGAAAGTGACTATTCATTTTGGCCTGCTGACCCTGATCAACCTGTTGTGGAACCGCCTGAAGAAGAAGTAGATCCTCCGGTTGATGGAGGAACCTCTGACAGTGGCGTCACCTTCGAAAGTAATGCCACTTCTGCTGGTATTACAGCTGCTTTTGGTGACGACGTCATTAGTTTCTGAGGTGTAAACAGTGTCCAACCGATCCATTTTCAACAGGCGTTATACGTCTTATGAGCCAGCAGGCACTCAGGTTTGGTTAGTTAACGGCGCTGGTATTTCATCTTCGTTAAATCCGACGTTCGATTTTGAACTCGGCGAAAACCTCGACTCTGGTTCAGTCGTTTATGTGAGCGGATCGGTCATTTTTGCTGCTTCCGCCGCTTCAGGCACTATTGCTGACGCAGCGTACGCCGTGGGTATCACGACAGTTTCTGGAAATGCAGGCGCAACCGTTCCTGTTGTCACAGACGAAGTCGCTACCGTCGATAGCCAGAACATCACACACCAGAGCACTTTAACTCCTGGGCGTTATTACTATTTATCCAACATTCCTGGACAAGTTACATTAACTGAACCTTCAGGTATCTCTTTCTCAGGCGGTTTCCAAGCTTCGACCCTTGTGGGCATGGCTCTTACTCAGTCTGATATTCACTTAGAGATCGATGGTCCTGTTTTCTTAAGCACCTAAGTTGTTAGACTGTAATTAAAATATTCCGTCATGGCAGATCGTCAGCCTATTGTTTTAGTCAGCGGCGCTTTCGCTGAACTGCCTCCGGGCGACGGAATTATTGGTGCGAGTGTAACTCTAATAAGTAATCCAAGTGGTTTATATACACTTGGCGGTGAACTTGGGTATGACGGAACTGCAATTACCGCACTTGCCTCAGGTAATGCTGCTCTTGCAGATTTAACTGGAGCTTCTGCTTCAGGAAACGCGGCTCTTGTTGATGCTGCTGAAGCTCTTGCCTCTGGTAACGCAGCTTTAACTCTTGCGGTTGCCGAAGAGGGCGCACTCGCTTCTGGTAATGCAGCCTTAGTTGATGCAGCCACCGCACTTGCATCTGGAAACGCAGCATTAGTCGACGCTTCTACTGCTTTAGCTTCTGGTAATGCCGCTCTCACCGACGTAAGCGGTAAATATGACAAAACTGGCGGCCCGATTTCGGGGAACGTTCGCGTTCAGTCTCAGTCTTATTCTGACATTAAAGCTGAAGGGCTCGAAAGCGGCACAATTACCCTCGATTTTGGATCATCAAATAATTTCGATATGACCCTGACCGGAAACGGTACACTTGGTGCTCCTACAAACGCTAGTGGCGGTCAGTCTGGAGCTATTTATATTCTTCAAGACGGTACGGGATCTCGTACGCTTGCTTATAACGCCGTTTTCGCGTTCGCCGGAGGCACCGCACCCACTTTGACCACCGCCGCTAGTGGGCAAGATGCGCTTCTGTACTACGTTCAGGATGCGAGTACCATTATTACAACGTCCGTTCTGAACGTTTGATATGTCAGCTCTTAACGGTGTAACTTCCGCAATCGTTGGCGCTGCAAACGTTGCTTCGGGAGGAAGCAGTTATCAAGTAGACCGTAGTTTGCGCTTTAACAGTAATGATACTGCCAACCTTTATAAGTCTTTCTCCAGCTCAACTTCTTCAACCAAAAGCACTCTTTCCTTTTGGGTTAAACGCGGAAAAGTAGGGTTTAGAAATACACTTTTTTCTGGATATGGAAGCATTGGCGGCAGTTACACGTTCTGCAATATTGAATTTCAAGCTAACGATACGATTTCTTGTGGGAACAACGTAGGCCAAACCTTTGAAACTACTCAGGTTTTCAGAGATCCATCAGCTTGGTATCATTTTGTCCTTGCGTTTGACACTACGCAAGCCTCATCTAGCGATCGAATTAAATTTTACGTAAACGGTTCGCAGGTTACTGCCTTTAATACAGCATCGTATCCAGGCCAAGACGGTTCTGCGCTTATATTTGGGGACACCCATAACTTTATTGCCGCTAACCAGTCAGCAGGTAGCCCACAGATACCGGGAGATATTTATGTAGCAGAAATGCATTTTGTTGACGGTCAAGGACTCGCTCCGACTGAGTTCGGCGAATATGACTCCGACAACAACTGGAACCCTAAGGACTGCAAAGATAATTTGACGTACGGAACAAATGGTTTTTATCTAAATTTTTCTGATAACAGCAGTGCTTCTGCGCTTGGAACTGATACCAGCGGCAACGGTAACAATTGGACGGTTAATAACATTTCAGTTACAGCAGGTGAGGATAACGACAGCCTGATCGACACACCGACAAACTACACAGCAGCGTCCGGCAATAACGGCGGCAACTATGCGACGTTGAATCCGCTGCAAAAAGGTTCGAGCATTACGCTGTCGAATGGTAATTTAGACGTATCTCATTCAGGATCAAACAATGCAATTTTTGTCAGCACAATAGGTGTATCAAGTGGCAAATGGTACGTTGAATTTACTCTTACAACGAGTAACGCAAACGTAGGCATTACAAATAATCCAATTCTCAGCAACGGCTATTTGGGACAGGGTTCTGGCGACTACGTTTATTACAATAATGGCAAAAAGTACAATAATGCGACTGGCGCTACCTACGGTGATTCATTCGGTGCCGGAGACACGATTGGCGTAGCGTTTGATGCTGACGGTGGAAATATTTATTTCTATAAAAACGGCATTGTTCAAAATAGCGGCACTGCTGCGTACACAGGATTAACAAGCGGTCCATACTTTTTTGGTGGCGGCGAAAGTGCTGGATCGGGTCAAGCTGGCAACTGGAATTTCGGCCAACGCCAGTTTGCAATCTCTTCTATCCCAACAGGCTACAAGTCACTCTGCACAACGAATTTTCCGGACCCAACGATTGCCGATGGTTTGACGGCGTTTGATGTCGCTTTGTGGACCGGTAACGGTAGCTCTCAGACGGTTTCGTCTTTGAACTTCAATCCTGATATTATCTGGACAAAAACACGTAGTCACGCTGTTGATAGCAAATTAGTTGACACAGTTAGAGGTATTTCAGAGGTTCAGGAGACTAACCAAGCTCGTGCAGATTATACCGACACAAATGGTGTTACAAGCACTAGCGCAACAGGATTTAGTTTAGGATCAGGAGGTGATTTTAACACAAATGGACGAACTTACGTTGGTTGGACGTGGGACTGTGGAACGTCAACAGCCAGCAACACTGACGGCAGCATCACAACTAATGTCCGCGTCAATACGTCTGCTGGGTGCTCGATTGTTACCTATACCGGCACTGGCTCAAATGCAACATTCGGCCATGGTTTGGGTGCAACTCCAGAATTTGTAATCGTTAAATCTCGCAGCAATACCCAAAACTGGGCTGTTTACCACGCATCGAACAGCGTGGGAGGAGCTACCCCAGCAGAACTATACGCATATTTAAATTCTGGAAACGCAGTTAGCTCAACCGATGCCGGCCCTTTTTGGAACAACACCGCACCTACAAGTTCAGTAGTTAATGTTGGAACTGATAACGACACAAATGCTAGCAGTTATACATATGTTGCTTACTGCTTTGCCCCTGTCGACGGTTTTAGCAATTTTGGTGTGTTCACCGGCAACGGTTCAACCAATGGTCCGTTTGTGTACACCGGTTTTAGACCAAACTGGGTTATGGTAAAGAGTGAAACTTATGCAGGTAATTGGAACATTTTTGACTACCGTAGACCTGAATACAATGAAACTGATGGAATTTTGAGGGCTAATACAAGTGGTGCTGAATTCGATGGATCAGCGCAAGGGTCTTTCTCTATTGGCGTTGACCTGCTTTCAAACGGGTTCAAAATTCGACAAGCAGGCGTAGATGCAAACTCGAGCGGTCAAAGGCTTATCTATGCTGCTTTTGCTGAACATCCGTTTAAAACTTCCCGTGCGCGGTAAAGTTATCAATTACTAACTAGACTTTAATCAAGCCGCACCATTGTCTATGGTCGACTTCGAAAACGATTTAGTCTTCAATCTTCAATGTTTACAGAAGAGGTCTGCTAGAAAACGTTTTCGACGAAGTATTTTGGATGAGTGGCCCGAGTGTGCGTATTGCGGGAGGCACCATCCAACGACACTTGACCATGTAGTGCCTCGTGCGAGAGGAGGTAAACAGGACCGAAAGAACCTAATCGGAGCCTGTGGAGCATGTAATCTTGAAAAAAGCGACCTTGATTGGTTTGTTTGGTATCGAGGTCAAGTTTTTTGGACACCAGAAAGGGAGGACAGGATTCTGAGCTGGATTAACCAGCAACCAGAACCTGATCCTCCCTCTGTCGTATGGACTAATTGGATGGAACCAAAAGCCCTTTTACTTCCAGAGACTGCTTGATTACTTCTTAGCAATTTTGGTGACAATACCAGCCACTTTTTCAATGACTTTGTACACCTTCCCGTAGATTTCGTCGTCTTTCGGTGTAGGAGTTAAATTTACGATCGCCAAAGCAAGGAGGTGGACTGCTCCAGCGATACTTACAATTTCACCCCAGTTAGATAATAAAAAGTCCACTCTTTTAGAGCGAGTTACAATATCAATATAGCTGATCATATAAAATGCCCGCCATTCTCGAGGATGCTGTAAAAAGCATCATGAAAGAAAACCCTGACATGAAGAAAGGCGCAGCTTATGCTATCGCCACTAAGTCACTCCAGAAATCAGGTGATTTAAAAGAGGGTACAAATAAAGCTACCGAGAAAGGTAAGCGCCGTGGTGAAATGTCCAAGCAGACCAGAGCAAAAACTCGTGCTAAAAAATACAAGATCGAGCGTGAGCGCGGTCGAAAAGATGAACGTAACACCTCCGACAGAGACTGATGAATCCAGAAAAACAACATAAAAAACTTGCAAAAGTCAGTGTCCTTGCTTCTGAGTGTTTGACTCGTCAAGAGGCTCAGAAGTTGATTAAGAAAGCAGCTAAGATACACAAGAAGCTTGAGTCCATTCGGTCATGATGCCTAACAATCCCGGTTCCTTCGCTCCTGGTCCCATGATGGAGGAAGATGACGCCATGATTCAAGAGCGTGGCAGGGATCTTCTCGCCCGTAAGATCGAAGAACTCGATGGAGAAGGTATGGAAGAAGAGGGTATGGAATACTATGGCTGAAACAGCCAAGAAAAAAGATCCTGCTAAGTGGGCACGGGCAAAAGCTAAAGCTCGTAAGAAAATGGGCGGTCACTCCGCCCGTGCCATGCAGCTTGCGACAAAATATTACAAGGATATGGGAGGTAAATACGAAGGCAAGAAGTCTTCCAAAAATAAACTCTCAAAATGGAGCAAAGAAGACTGGCAGACTCGTGAAGAGTACGAGAAAAAAGATAAAAAATAAAATACAATGAAAGACTCTTCTAATACAGATGTAGACCTTAGAGGAAAAATACTCTTAGGAAAGAAAGTAACCGAGGTATCCCCTAAGTGTCCTTTAGCGACAGTAGATATAGAGGAAAATATTAAAAACAGAGACTGGACTATTAAGAAATTTGGATATGGCCCCTTGAATCCAGACTCTCCTGATCCCGGTTTTTGGGAGGAGAAAGCAGCTCTTTGGGGTACAGATGACCAAACTGTAAAGACTGCTCGTTGCGGCAACTGCGCAGCTTTTGACCAGTCAAGCGTCGTTATGAGTTGTATAGAAAAAGGAATTAACGAAACTAACGCAGCAGATCCACAAGATGTTTTAGATCTTGCTGATTTGGGTTATTGTCAATTATTCAAATTCAAGTGTGCTGCTGCTCGAACCTGTGATGCGTGGTTACACGGAGGTCCAATTAGAGATCAACAACAAGAGCCAGCGTATGAGACAGGAGTCGAAAACGAATTGACTGATATTGTGAGCCAACTAGACAAGGCGTCACGGACACATCGAAACCAAGCGAATAGACTTGAGATGCTAAAAAACTCTATGCGAGTTAATGGCTGACCGAGCGCGTGAAAAAGGACGTACAGAGCGGTATCTTCCTAAGTCCGCGTGGGCTTCCATGTCAAAGGAGGAACGTCGTGCAACCGACGAAAAAAAGAAGCGAGCTACGCGAGGTAAACCTGTAAATACTCACGTAGCGAATACTGAAAAAGCCAAACGGGCAGGCAAAAAAGCTCGTGCGTACAAAGCATCTAGGAAAAATGGCTAAACGAGGAACCTGTTGGAAAGGTTATGTACAGGAAGGATACAAGAAAAAGAACGGAAGAAACGTGCCCAATTGCGTAAGAGCTAAGAAGAAGGCTCGTTCTTATCGGAGTTCCAAGGGACGCTGAGTCGCATTGGTCCACCTAATAATCTTTGAGCTTCTGAGTCGTCAGGTTCTTCTTCGGTAAAAACGTACTCGAAGTGCTCTGCTTCCTCCCTGTCCCACTCTGCGTGCAGTTCTTCTATATCGTTATCTATCTCTTTCAGTGTTATTTGTGTCCTAAACTCGACCCAGTCATCTAAACAATTCTCAAGAGCTAATTTGATCCAAGGATTGAATTTTATGTTCGGCCAAAACCTTGAAATAAACTGAATCGCTTCGTATACGAGCGCATTTAATCTGTTGTAGTTCATTGTTGTAATTTTGTTGAACTTATTTTATAGATAAGCTGCGCTATTATTGAGTTAAATAAATCTAATTAGTTGTGGCAGAAACTACTTTCAACCGTGAATTAGGTGCTGCTCCCGCAGGTATCACCCGATTCGGTCAGCTGCGTACCGAGGACGGTGGGAATGTAACAGTGGACGCCACCCGTGAGTTCGCTTCAGACGGTTCTTTCGAAACCGCAGATGTTTTTACTGTTACTTCAAGTGCTACTGGAACTGGCACAGTGACACTTTTTGCTGGTTCTAAAAGCGTTGGTAAAGTCTTTATCTTGTCCGGAGTTAACGGATCTGTGCTTGGGGAGGTGGACGCTCCTAAGATCTCAAATCGCTCAGACGTGTCGTTCACTTTCAGTGTGGGCGCGAGTATCGCTAATTATCTGTATGTGACTAAGACAGATCGTAGCCCATGTGAATACCGTGTCACTTATACAGCTGCATAATCGCCTTGCAAAAACTCCCAAAAATTTTCTGGAGAAATTTTGGGAGGCATGGCTTCCGTGCATGTACTTCATGGTTGAAGGTAATTTATCAGCAATTACATGGAAGCATGTAGTTGTTGCATATACTACTGGTTATAAAGCAGCTATTATCTATTGTTTCTGTGTGCTCTTTTTTAAAAAGGTCACGCTGCTAAAAAACCTTCTTCTTACAGGTGTATTTACATTCGTCAGCGATCTACTCACGCATCCTACGCATTTTGGTCCTCCGTGGGCAGAAGCTGCGGCAACAGCTGTTTCAGCTTCCGTACTTGCGTTGATATTTCATTTAACTCTAGGCAGAATTAAACGGATGCCTGGATGAAATGGCACGGCTTTCAACTCCCGGTCTTGAGCTAATCAAGAAGTTCGAAGGTATGCGTCTTCGTGCTTACGTTTGTCCTTCTGGTGTTTGGACGATCGGTTACGGACACACTGGACCTGACGTAGTGGAGGGTTCAAAAATTACCGAAGAAGAAGCAGAAATGCTGCTTAGAAAAGATGTGTCTTCGTATGAGTCTGCAGTAAGTAACTACACGACAGTCAAACTAAATCAAAATGAATATGATGCTCTAGTTTCTTTTACGTACAACGTAGGCTGCAACGCATATAGAAACTCTACGCTTCTTCGTTTACTGAACGGAGGTGTAGATAAAAAAGAAGTTGCTGATGAGTTTGGACGTTGGACAAAAGGAGGCGACGGTACAGATCTCCCAGGACTTGTGCGTAGAAGGGCTGAAGAAAAAAAATTATTTTTGACTAAGCCAGAAAGGCATCCGATGCTCGGTCGATCCATATTGGCTAAGAACGATACGTGGCTTAAAACGCGCCCTTCTCAATCAACAGATCTTCTCCCCGAAGAAAAACTTTTTGTCCCTAAAGGCGGAGCGTGGGAATGGGATCAAATAACGATGTTTGCCAATGCTGCTCATTACGAGGTAAGGCTCACTGCTCAGCCTGGTAAAAGTTGGTATTTTTACAGCCCTCACTGGAAAATCATTAACGATATACCTGAGGGAACTGTTACTCGTAAAAAGAATAGTGAAATTAAATTAGAAGTTCCTTATTACTCTCAACGGGATAATTACCGAGATGCCAACCGCACCTGTTTTAGTTCTGCTTGCGCGATGCTTTTGTCTGGTTTAAAACCCGACGTCATTAGTAACGACGATGAATATATCCAAACGGTTTTCGAAATCGGTGACACTACAGAAGCGTGGGTTCAAGTGCGTGCTCTTGAGCAGTATGGAATTGAGACAGAGTTTAGACAGGACGGTTCCTGGAGCGAGGTCGAAGAACTTTTAGAGAAAGGTATTCCAGTTCCCCTTGGGATTTTGCACCACGGAGGAGTAACCAACCCCACTGGAGGAGGTCATTGGATCTGCGCCGTGGGCTTGTCAGCCGACAAGTCGAAAATTTTAGTTCACGATCCGTTTGGTGATCTTGATTTAGTTACAGGCAGGTACATAAGCGGTGATGGAAAGTATCTTTTCTATTCAAAAAAGAATTTAGGACCTCGTTGGATGGTCGAAAAAGGGTATAGTTCGGGTTGGTTTATCAAGGCTAAAAAGTGAATACTGATTATTTGAAAGGTTGGGACGCTTTAGCTGAGCACAAGAAAGCGGTTTTCATGGAATACCTCTATGAAAAATCTGGACGCACTAACGGCCTTTTCACTGATTTGTGGACTGAGTTTTGCAAGGCGTGCGGAGAGCAGGCACGAAAAGATTTCTTTCTTTCGTGTAATATGAAATAGTAAGAAGGGTGTAAAGTGGCTCGTAATTACAAAAAGGAATATAATGATTACCATGGTACAGAACGTCAAAAGAAACGTAGAGCAGCGCGTAACAAGGCTCGTAGACATATGGAAAGGTCTGGCAGAGTATCTAGGGGAGACGGAAAAGAAGTCGACCACAAAGACTTCAACCCGGAGAACAACAACTCTTCGAATCTTCGGGTAGTTAAAGCTAAAACTAATCGCGAGAAACAACCAAAACGTAGTTAAAATAAACTCATGGAAAACTTTTCTCCTTTACAGCAACCAGGCGGTTTGGGTCCTGTTGCACAGTTGAAGCCAATCGGTATGTCGATGGCAAACCCTGCTAGTTATCTCAACGATGACATTAGTATCAGGGCGCGTCAAACACAAACTCTCGATAATATCAATCGAGTTTTTTCTCAATACAACGTTGATCACGGTTCTTACCTTCGTAGTCCGGTAAGCCCTGTGGAGTACGGGATTGGCAATGTCGTTAAATCAAACGCCGTGAACGGTCCCGCTGGATACAACCATAAAGAAATGCCTATGCCTCTTCGTCCAGAGGACATGCCGAAAGAACGTTACGTAATGGAGGAGGCAAACAAATTCGATCCGACTATGCGTCTGAACGTCGCTGCACTTTCTGTGCTCCCTCAACAGAACTTCTACGACGTCACCACCGCAGATTCGAAGATGCCTCTCCAGGACTATCGAATGTCTGACAACCTTTCCCTACAACAACAAATCGTGGGAGGTGGTGATGCAATCTAATGGTATGCAACCCATGCGCATGGCTGGGATGAGGCTGGGTATGCACCCTGCTGATATGTCTCGCGCTGTATCGAATCCTTCAGAATTGACTGCAAGACTTCGTTATCAGCAGACTTTCCCTAGAAGCTGAGCTAAGTTAGCCCAGATCAACTGGGCTTATGCACACAGTAAAGCTTGATTGGATCACTCCTGATTCAGAGCAGGTCATTGCTCGCCATGCGCGAGTTTCTACTGCTAAACCTGATCGCCCTGAGTACGAACGCTTACTTAAGTTTTGTATTAGAAAGGGACATTGGTCTATTTTTGAGCAGGCTAATGCATCATTTGAGATCATAACTACACGGGCAATATCACCTCAGATACTTAGGCACAAAACGTTTACATTTCAGGAACTGAGTCAACGATATGCCAATCCGTGGGAAGTTATAAGTTCTGACCCCTGCGAAGCTCAGAAGTTTGAGATGCGTAAGCAGGCTGAGAAGAACCGCCAGTCGAGCACCGATCCCATTGACCCTGCTCTGGAAGCGAGGTTTCGGGAAGACTTAAGCATCATCGATGCTCAGCTCTGGGACTTGTACAGACGAATGACTGAAGCTGGTGTGGCAAGGGAATGTGCAAGAAATGTATGTCCTTTGTACACGCCTACAAAGTTACACATGAACGGCACGATACGTTCCTGGGCTCACTACGTCGGCCTTCGAGGGGCGCAAGAAACTCAGAAGGAGCATAGAGACATCGCTTTTCAGATCGGCACTATTCTTGCGATTGAGCTTCCGATTGTTACTCAGGCTCTTGCTCGTGAGGCTGCTCAGGACCCTGAGGAGAGTCCTCTCCGGGGATGGCTGTCCATTCACCCTCTTCCCAAAGACTGAGGCTAGTCTCTTCTTCCACAAACTTGCACAGGTTTGCGAGTGCCTGGTCAAGCAACTCCTGTTCTTCCTCTGGCGTGAGATCTAAATCAAGATCGTCAGGGGTTTTTTCTTCAGACATCGTCGAAACCCTCCAGATAAGCTTTTCGAGCCTGTTCTTGTATACATAAAGTAAGTTGTTTTACTTTATCGTCAACAAGGTGCATGCTTGAACAAAAAGTGTACGCACTTATGCCATCCATCTCAGCCGTTACTTTATAAATATCTTCGTCTACAAAATCGATTTCAGTCTTTATTCCCCCTGAGCCCATAAATCATCGTTGGTAACCCTGTTAACAGTCTGGCGAGGAGCTGTGACCTGCGCCATCTGAGCAGCGCGAATCATTTGATTAGCTTCATCCAACTGCCTTGCAAGGATCTCGCTCTGTTGGCTTTGGGCTTGTACCTGAGACTGAGCCCAGTCTTGAGCGTTTTTTGAAAGCTCATCTAAGACATTCTGACCATGTGGAAACGAGAAGATGGTCTGACCAGAAGCCGGATCTTGTATCTTTTGACCGTTTGTATCTTCGGAGAGTGCAACCAAATAATTTTGAGAGGTCTCAATATCAATGTCTGAGTAAATAGCTAACTCAGTAGGGCTAACTACACCACGGTTACGCTCGTATAGAACTCGAAAAGCACCAGTGACTCGACCCGCCGTGGTCAAATTTTCTTTTTGTTCGTAGCGGCGTTTTTCGATAACGGCAGCACCGGCTAACCCACCCCCAACAAAAGTGAGAGGAGCAGCAACAAAGCTAGGAGAAGTAATACCAACAGCAAGACTGACTGCGCCTCCAAGAGCGAGCGTGGCAGAGTAGAAATTAATCAGCGGTGTCATGTTTTTGGAAAGAGGTTTCCCACTTCTCGAAATCAGGTTCCTGAGCGAACTCCACAGGGTTAGGAAGACGATCAGGTCCGTGAGAAGCGCGATCAGAGCTTAAGTCATACGGCTTAAGTCGTAAACCTTTGATTGCCGGGAGACCCTTAAGAGTAGTTGTAGAGCAGTTTGGGAGTTTCAGGATGTTGTTTAAAGTCTCCATAGTTCTCTCTACGAAACGAGGTTTCGCAGCGGGCTTATAACCACAGGCTTTACAGTAGTTCGCATAGCTTGCAAATAGTTCGGAATAAGCGTTTTTGACGTACATACCTTTCTCAGACTCGTCGGTGCTAGGCCGAGCTGCACCACGACCGATCAGCGTGGAATAATTAGGAGCGTAAAGACAGCACTCAGCCATCCAGGAAACGTAAGGGTTATTGAAGACCAGAGCATCGATGTTAGTACGTGCGAGTGAAGGAGCATGCTTAACAGGGTTAGCAAGCGTGTCTCTCATTTCTTCATACGTCATGTCGAGAGCCCAACTCACAATGCCAGACATCTCTTCAGAAAATTCCCCTTCAAGGCGGTCGTCATAAACGTCAAGGAGTTGACGCCTTTTGCTTGGAGCGACGACTTTATCCATGATGATGGTCAGACGACGTCGTTCAAGACCACTCGTAGAGTCGTTAGAACTGATGTGTTCGTTGGAGGCGATACAAACAAGACACTCTGGTTTAAAACTGATGATCTCTTTGCCGTATTTTCTCTCAGCACGAAGTGTGTCTGACGCAGACGTCAGCTTTTTAAGCACGTCCATACGCTTGTTGTAGTTTGATTCGTCGGTGAGAAGCAAAAGACGTTTGCCGATCAGGTTGTATGTCTCAAACTTATTCATTTCAATAAGCTCAAGGCTCGACGTGTGGGTACTCCCAAAGCCAGCAAGAGCGATCATCAACTGCTGCATCGTTGATTTACCCGTACCACCAGGACCAACTAAGTGGAGGAAACGTTCTCCAGATGTGTAGCCAGTGAGAAGCGCACGACAGAATGCTTGGATCAGTTTCTCTTGGTTAGGACGAAGAGAATCTTTCATCCATTGGAGAAACTTTGGGCAGCTTGCGTTTTCGTTCCAGTCGTAGAAAAGACGGCTGCGGAAATAGAGATCTTTGTTTTTTCCCTCTTCGAACTCGAACGTGTCGCTGTTGAGAGCGCCATTGGCAAAGGGAATATACCTTTTACCAGTCGAGAAAACACTGGTGCGACCACCGTCGAGTGACTTAAGCATCCTCGCTTGGAGCATCGCATAGACGCTGTTGACAGTCGAGGACTGGTATTTCGGCAGAACACCCGCAGCTACAAAAGTATCGAGAGCTTTGACGATCCGTCTTTTGATGTGCATTTCATCCTGCACATACCAAGTACCGAGATCAGAGTCGTAGGTGTAGAAATTATCGTGTGTGCTGTCGTATAGGTAATCGTCACCTTGGTTGGTGGCGATCAGCTCAGCTACGTCGTTTTCTGCGAACGCACGTTGCTGCTGCTGAGCATTAGCCAGATTGACCAGCTGGGCTGGGGTTTGAGGAGTACTCATTTTTTGATTTGATGTCGGTGTTGATGTTGAGTCTTCTACCGCTGTGGCAGAGGAGACGTCAGTTGAAAAATCTTCGATATTAAGAATCGAGTTTTTCGGTTTTGGTTTTGTTTTGGTGAGACTGGCTTTGGTTTCTGCGGTTGCGACTTTCTCAAAAGTCTGCTTGTCGCATTTTTTGAGACGTTGCCAAGCAGCCAGTTCTCGGTGTTCTGATGCCATCATGACCGAAGGCATCACTGAGTCAACGTCACGGATGCTGTCGATGATCCGCGAAAATTTTCCGTCCACCTCCGCCGGGTACTGGTAGACAGCATAGAACACATCATGTGCTACTGTCAATGGTGAGACGTTTACAGTGATATTATTTTCATGAAGCCAGTTCCTCCAACCGAGGATCTCTTTGATCGCTCGTGTAACCGCAAGCGATCTATCATCAACAGGTTCGCCGTCAAGCATGTCGCGAACTGACTTAGACAAAAGCCTTGTCAGGTCGGTTCCAGTGTCGGATGCGACGTTAATATCACGGAGCGCTTGAGATACGTCACCTTTATCTCCCTTGTTTTCTTTTGGAAGAGAAAGGAAATGTTTATGAGCCTTGGTGATCTTTTCAGAGGGTATAAATTTATCTGTTATTGAGAGAATTTCTGATTGACTTTTAGCACCATAAAAAAGGTTGACCGCTTGCGTGGCTCTGATATCTGAACCAGGGATATCTTTTGCAATAGCTCTTACAAACCACTGATAAAACTCAGGATCTGTAATTGGTTTTTCTAAACCAAATACGAGACGAAATCTAGGCCAACCATCTGAAGTTGAGGGTGAGTTGTATGCAAGAGAAAGATATTTTTGACAAATTTCTAATTGCTCTGCTTGCTCCCAAGTGAGTTCTTGTTTTTGAACTTTATTACCTTTGTCGTCTTTGTGATCTGCTTGGTTATCAATATCAATGATGACAAGACCAGCCTGGAGCGGCGTGGTGTTATTCTTCTCTCGTTTGCCATCGATAAGATGCCAAGCGCAAAGACCATGAGAGTTACCAACTTCACTGGCTATATCGCCAATTGGAATGTCTTTTTGCTGCCAGCCAGAGTTGAACGCACTAAAGTCACCACCTGCTTCAATCTTGCCTGTACTTTTGTTTAGTGCATAGGCTACCTTGGAGTTGATTGAGCAAATGAAATTCATTGGAGTGCTTGTCGTGACAGTAGTCTGCCGTATCCAGGGCGTTCCTGCACCCATTTAATTTAGTTTTAATTCTGCTTTGTCAGCAGTGTTTTGGGAAGACCTCTGTGTAGTACTTGTCTACTAACGCAAGCCAGTTCTCTTCGTCTTTTGCGACCTCGGTCTCACCAAATGTAAAAACCTGAGTTTGGTACTGTTCTAATGGTGTGCTTACGATTATCTGGGTCTTGTTAATTTTAATTCCTAAGCATGTTTCCGCTGCAAGTTTATAAGCAGCTAGTTGAAGCCTTGTTTTTTTCGCTTTAAATACTCCTGAGATGAGTGCCTTCTTAGTCTTTTCGTCAACTTCAGTTTTTTTATTAGGGAACCTCGTACTGTAAGGACCAGCGCTTGTCTTAAAGTCCGCGAGAATGATTTCAGCATTACTGTCCATATAAATAAGATCACAACAACCTGCGTAACCTTGTTTATTACTTTGATCGTAATAAAAAATCCTACCTACACCATCGTCGCCAACATACTTTGACCAGCTGGGTTGATTAAAAGGTCGTTCAGACCAAAGCACTCGACCACCATCTAGCAAGTTATCTACGCACTCCGGAACTCCTCGCCAAAAAGGCTCATATTTTTCGGGAGGAACGACTCGAAGTCCTCGAAGGTGATTTTCAACACTGTTGTGGATGAAGCTGCCTCGCTCCGCTGCCTCATCAGCAGCACCTGGATTCATTATGTTCCAGTGAGCAAGTTTTTGTTGAGTCTTAGCAGACTGAGTCGCGCTAAGAATCGAAGTTACAGAAGGTAAATAATCAGGTACACCAGGACACAGGTAATGACGTAGCCCGTTAATTGTTTTCCTAGTGTCTGACATGCTTCAGAATGATTCGAGTGAGTCGTTCTTGCTTACGCCTGTTTCTTCGTCAACAAAGAACTCTGATTTTTGGTAGTCATATTCTTTGTTTCTCTGCTCTAGCTCGTTGAGTAAACAAAGACCAGCAGAATAAGAATCTGCCACCAACTCAGCGACGACATCGGCTTCACGAGGTTTACCAGCGTGGTCGATGCATTCTTGAAGAAGCTGGTTGCTAATAAGAAGCGCAGCAATTCGTTCGAGTGCTTTGTTAGTTTTCTGCTGCTCTTCAATGTACTGCGTTAGCAGAAGTTGTAGGCGTCCTTTCACTTTCAGAAAAAGGTTGCGGTCGCTGCCAGTTTACATCGAAGTTTATATTTGTATCTTTCGAAGCCGAACTTTCTTTGTTGTATACAAACCACGCAGAAGTCACAGAGTCTTTTGACTTTCTCTGATCCGCACGGAATTCAGGTCTTGGGTTTAAAATTACTAGGTTGCTTAAAGGTCGTTTCTGAAGAAAGTTAAACCTTTTCCTCGTTGGTTCCAAGAAAGTAATCCTGTCAAGAACTATAAGACCCTTTTTCGAAAGCTCGTACCCTGGTTCAAGAATCCAATCGATGGATTCACCCATGCCTTGTGTAATGGCGATTGTCCAGTCAAAAGGTGGTAGACCTTGCCACCAAGATCTGTCAATGTGGTTGGAGTACTCGTCTGCGCTTACAAGATCGTCAAATCCCGCACTCGTAAGTTGCTTTGCAAGACCCTTATCGAGGTCTGTTGGTAATACGATTCTTCCACTTAAGATCCTGAGATCGAGGACCGGGTTTAAAATCTGTTGAGGGACCTGATAAAAGCTCATGGAATCTGAAGATCTTGTCGGTCGCTTAAGGGATTATATGGCTGTGGAATCAGAGTTCTACCACCATAAATTTATGAATAAAACGAGACAGCTGAGAGATGCAGATGAGTTACATGAAATTATAGATCTCCTTCATGCAAATTATTTAGTGCAGAAGCAACTGTTTAAAGAGCTTGCTCGGTACGTTGCCTCAGAGGGTTATCCCCTTCCGTCGATAGCAAAACTTCTGGGCAAATAAAAAGACGGGTGCTGCAAACACCCGTCTCAAAACCCCGAACATCAGAAGGCTCGACGCCCGGTCAGATCATACTTCTAAACCGGCTGCTTTGAGCGCCTCCTTTTGTTCCTTAGTCAATTCCTTAGGTTTGTCTGACTTAGGTTCTGGAGGAGCCGCTTTAGGTTCGCCCGCTCCAGCAGGAAGAGCGCTAAGACCTTGCGCCTTAGAACCCTCCAGTTTTGGATGAGCTTCGTTAAAAGCATTTTTAATCTCCTCGTGGTCTGTTCCGAGAGGTAGCTCAACCAGATTCGCACCGGAGATATGACTACGAAGTGAAGCTGAAACCAGCTCTCCTCCGTCTCCGGTAAGCCAAGTCGCAATGTCTTTAACCAGGTTTTCTTCATCGTCGCCGTTTACTGGACGATCAGAAAACTCTAGGACATTGTAATTGACCTTACCGACGTCAGCTCCCGACACAGGGTCGGTTTGAGTGAAGCTACGTTGCACAAATTTAGTCGCAGTCACAACTTCCGCAACGTTGATACGGTTGTTGTAAAGCGTCTGGAAATATGAGATGAAATTCTTTTGACTACTCTTACCGGATATAACGCTAGTTGAAACACATCGAGGAGGAAGCAGACGGTGCGAAGGAGAAACACCAATGTATGCAATCCGAATGAACTCCTCGTGGGAACGCATTCCAAGGTTTCCGTAGAAGGGAGTAAACCCGAGGAGAATAAACTCGATAGGGATCCCATTGTCGTTCGAGTCTGTGATCGCTTGATCGGGATCGTTATCACTCTTCCACCTGCGTTGCTGCAGATCGATTCGGAGAGTGTGCGGAGGGACTTGGCAGAGAATTTCATCTGCCGCAAACTTGCCTGCGATAAATACCATGATCAGAGGTTAAAGTCGATTGAACCGAGAGCCGCTGCTGCCACTTGACCTTTCTCAGGATCGGCAGCCTTTTTGGGCGCGGACTTCGTGCCCTTAGGTAGATAAAGAATTTGGTCAGCTTGGTAGTTCAGGTACTGCTTGTTTTCTTTTTCGCTCGTGCTTACACGACCCACTGCAATAGTTGGCGTGCCGTTGGGAAGTTCGGCTAACTGAGTCGATAGTTCGTTCCACGCTGTGAGCTTGAACCAATTCGTCTCAGTTTCACCTGGAATCTGCCACGCAATCGAGCGATTGGTGACGGTCGATTCTCCTACTTCATTTTCTTGAGACTTTGGTCCAAGACCTCCGCATGCCATGAAGGCATTGACGGCGAGAAGGTCAGAGAAGTTTTCTTTGCTGATAACAAGCATAGGCTGCATTACCAACACACCATCCGGCGTGGGTTTTACAGGACCCAGTGCAAGAACTTCCTGCTTTTCTTGAAGGTCTTGAAGGAGCTTTCCTACGTAGTGGTCAGCTTTTTGGATTAGTTGGACTTTAGTTGAGACACGTTTGTTTGAAGATGGCAGAGCTTCCGCGATGACGTTGGCTTTGCCGTCTTCAAGGATCGCCTTGTCGGTGACCCTTATCCCCAATAAGAAGACGTTCATTTTTTAGGGCTCTGTAAATCGTTGAGCGGTGGACTTTAAGCACCTTGGCGATCTGCGGAACAGACACGCCTTGGCTTCGGAATGCTAGGGCGATCTGCATGTCCCCGCCACCAAGTTTTGAGTTTTTGAAATGCATGTAATGATTATGGTATGGGTTGATGCACTTTGTATTACCGCATGTGTTTTTTACTATTTGATCTTTTTGAATATCTAAATAACCTAGTATCAAAGGTCTTACATAATACCTTCTTCCAAATGCGTATACAGAAGGCACACCATTAGTTAAAGAACTCTCCCATTCGTAACAATGGTCGTGACTAAAGTCGTTGTACGCTAGTTTTTTGTATAGGTCACTTAACTGACTGTTTTTACAAGCACCATAACCCAGCTCGAACTTGTCAGCTTCGAGACTCCTGGTTATGTCTAAAGCTTGCGCCTGCGCGTGGGCAACATCCTGAGCTGTGACAGCAAGCTTTATTGTTTTGTTTGAACGAGTGAATGAGACTTGATAGTTCTCAGTAAACATCGTTTGATGGAAAACTGAGGAGATTCGCTCTCTCCTCAGCATCCATTCGCTTAACTACGCGGTAAAGATTAATCCAGAACTTAAGCTCAGTTAGAAAGTTTTTCATAATCTTTTACCTCGTTCAGCGGTTCTTCCGCTTGTTGCGACGACGCTTCAGGTACTTCCGGACCTTCTTCTTCGCCCGCTTGCGTTGCTTCCGATCTAATTTCCGCTGTTGTTTAGCGGTCATTGACTTACGTTTCTTCTCCTCTTTCCTCCTCGCGCCCAGCATCCTCTGCAGCTTGTCAAGCTGAGCCTTGGCCTTACCACCCATTTTGGTCTTCTTACGGTTGCGACGTGCATAAGCAAGAACGTCTCTTGCGACTTGCTTTTTGCTGCCACCCCTTTTCCGACCAGCCTTAAACATCGTGCGGATGTCTTTAGCACTGAAACGATCAGTCCCTTTCTTGGAACCGGCTCCTTCTGCAGTACGGTCAAACGTCCGCATGTAGCGGTTCATCTTCTTTCGGTAGTTTTTACCGCCACCGCCGCCAGGTTGGTTACCGCCACCGCCGCCAGGTTGGTTACCGCCACCAGCGCCAGGTTGGTTACCGCCACCAGCGCCAGGTTGGTTACCGCCGCCACCGCTTCCGGGTGCGGTTCCTCCACCGCCACCGCCGCCACCGCTTCCGGGTGCGGTTCCTCCACCGCCACCGCCGCCACCGCTTCCTCCACTACCACCAGGGGCATAGTCAATACCACCTTTACCACTTTCGGTAATGTTTGTATTTGTCGTGGTCGGTTTATTGATAGCCTTAGAACCCGCAACGTTAATGTTGGGGTTGGCCTGTTGGACCATATTTGGGTTGAAGTTGATGACGTTCTGAGGACCACCACCGTATTTAACGGTCTGTGCGTCTCTCTGTTGAGGGCTATATGTCAACCCATAGCCACGACCGCGAGTTTGCTCAACCACTTCTGTGGGAGCTAAGCCAAACTTTGCGCCTGCCATTGGGGCTGCAGCAGGTGCTTTCATCGCAGGAGCGGCTTTTATGTTGATCCTGTTATCAACTGTGCTTCCAGCACCTTGTCCTTTATTTCCGGACGAGACTTCCTTGTTTACAACTTTAGTCGGAGTCGGGGTAGGAGTAACAGGAGTTTCAGGTTTTTTATCTCTCCCTCCGACTGGTCCCACCAAACCCATCAAGTCGGAAACTGCTCCGCCGATAGTGGTGCCTTGTTTTCGCTGCCCCTCAATATAATCTGAGATTGCTTGTTTTCCGTAGCCTCGTCCGGTGAGTTCCACGAGGTCGTGGAAGCCAACGCCCTTGCCGTCACCAAAATCTTTATAACTGTACCCGGAGTCAGCGATCGATCCTTTCTTATCGCCTTGAGTACCCATCAGCGATAAGCCGCCCTGGACTCTCGCACCGATATTCATTCCTCCTTTTTTCTTATAATCAACGTAATCTTGAATTTCTTTCCGATTAAAACCGCGTTTCCGCAGTTCGTAGACATCTTTCAGACCAATATCGGGATTACCGTAAGCAGCCGGATCAAACCCACTATCTTTTACTGACCGATATGAGGAAGACATGGATCGGTTGTTACTCGTACCTTTGTCAATTATAGTTTTTCCTGGTGGTTTTACACCACGCGAATCAGGCATACCAGGACCAGTTTGAAATCGATCATCAACACCATCTCGATCACTGTCTAAAAAGACTTGCGTTATTGCCGAACCTGGAGGCAGATCAATCGCCGTGCCATAGTTGTTCTTCTTAGGCGTCTTAGGCGCAGACACACCAGGTGCATAGTCGGTAGCACGAGGAAAAGCATCATAAGAACCAGGGTCAACCCCCCTAGTGTCCATAACAAAACTTTTCGGTCCTGGTCTTCTTGGCGCAGGATATCCAGCTCTAATTAACGCAGCTTCGGCTACAGATCTAGGTGTACCTGGCGCAAATTTCATCGAACCTAAACCCAGCTGTCTTTTTATACCCAATAATTCTAATCACTATCTAGTTTGATATAAAAACGTGTGAGGTTAAACCCTGGACCAACTACTCCTTTGAGCGTACGCATGATCCTACATGCCTCCTCGTGGCTTTTAAAACGCTTAGCTTTTTCCCTGTCAGATGTAAAAGCAACAAGTTGTTTCTTTTTTTGATTTAGACAGTCGTATACATATCCTTTCGGATGCGTAAGAACCCAAATTTCCTGGAAACTAAGCAAAGGCATAGCTTCTGTGTCGTACTGGGTGTACAAACGACCTGTTAACTTTACATGTGATTTTAATTTTGTCTTATCTTTTACAGTTTTTACTTGTACTGTAGCTGTTAAAGAACCTTTTTCTTTCATTTGTTTTTTCAGTTTTCGTGCAGCATTCGCTGCTTCTAATGGTTTGTCAAAAAATTTGGTTGTCATCAAGAAACACTCGTTGGTTTGTACGCAACCCACATAACCGCTGTCTGTTTTAGCGGTGAACACCTCTTTGCCCTTGGATTCAGGCAGCCATACAGTCAGCATTACTTTTCGGCCCAGGATTCGGCAACGTTAGCATCGCATTTTACTGGGACCTTACGGAGAACCGACAAAGCAGCCTCTTTCATTTCTGTCTCCAGTATCACCTTATACTCTTCTGCTTTCTCTTCCAGTGCCTCGAAGATTAGCTCATCGTGAACTGTGGCTATAGGTCTAAACTTTTGATTCACATGCTTACCTAGATTTGCAATTGCTATCTTTAAAATATCTGCACCAGCACCTTGTATCAAGGTGTTTGCACACGCACTCATTGTTGCATCGTCGTAACTCAACAGCCTTCTGCGACCGATGGGAGTCCTTACATATGTCCAACCGTCATCCACCATGGCACTCCGTTCTCTGTGCCACTCCCTTAGTCGAGGGTACGCCCTGTGGAAACCAGCGTGAGCAGTCTTCGCTTCACTCAAGGTGATTATATTCCCTGACTGAGCACTATATGTTTTGTATTTTCTGAACCCCATGCCGTACAACAATGCAAAGTTCAAAGTCTTGCCCATTTGACGTTGCTGCTTTTCAACTTTGTCAATCTCAACATGGTAAATGAGACTCGCTGTAAGACTGTGTAAATCTAACCCTTCGTTGAAAGCTTTGATCATTTGGGGGATGTTTACAAGCTCTGCTGCCAGTCGTAATTCGATCTGCGAGTAGTCAGCGATTATAAATTTGTAACCAGGCGTCGGTACAAAGCACTCTCTAAATTCTTTATCTCTTGGAACTTGTTGAATGTTGATGCCCCAAGTTTCTTTTTTCTTTTTGCCAGTGACTCTTTTAGATCCTGAGCTTGTAAATCTTCCGCTGTTTGCTCCGTAGGTGTTGTACCCACTGTGCATTCGGTCTGATATGGGGTTTATGTTGTCAAGAATTTTTTCAACGTGAGCTAAGGCTGTCTCAATTTTTGTTCTCTTTCTGAGGAGATTGAGCGTAATATCTTCGCTGTCAAACTCTGAAAGAGCTACCTGCGACAGTGTCTGTTTTCCTGTTCGATCATCAATTGGTAAAGCAGTGCCGATTTGGTTGAAGTATTTGACGCATTGAATATTTGATCCAGGATTAAATTCCTTTTTAGCGTTCTTTCCCACGGCGATAGATCCGTCATCCTGTCTCGGTAATTTGAATCCATCAGGAAGTCGATCATCAAGAGACTCACAGAACAATTTAGTCGCTCTGTCAAGTTCTTGCTGCTTCTTGGCTTTTAGTTCTCTTACTTTACTGACATCTACACCAAAACCATAGTGACACATTAACGCCACTGGTCGTATGACCTTACTCTCTAAACTGTAGACCTCAACTAGGTTTTCAGAAGCCAGTTCAGCTAATTGAATCTTCGCAACCTGTGGGAGGATATCTACGTCCTTTGCTGCGTATTCGATCTGTTCGATATCTAAGTCAAGCTTGCTCCAGTCCGAAACTTGTTGTTCTTTTGAGATTTCTAAATTCAATCTCCTATCAACAACTGCCTTGAGGGAACAGCTGATTTCCCCGAAGAAAACCTTCTCAGTTTTCGGAGACACTTTCTTTTCTTTGGAACCAGCTACTAAACAACGTTCGGCTATAAATGTGTCAAATATTTTGTGTTTAAAGTCGATACCTAATTGAAGTAAGAACTGGAGATCAAAGTTCAGGTTGTGTCCCAGAATCATTTCGCGTGATTCGATCAACGCTTTCAAACCATCGATGTCTTTGCATTTGAATAAATCAATAACATAAACCACACGGTCTTCTACATCTGCCTGGGTCGTACAAAGTTGAAGAAGACGAACGTCACAAACTCTTGCGTCTAGTCCTGTAGTTTCCGTGTCTAAGCAAAGCTTGGGGATTGTCCACAACTCTGTGAAGGCTTGTTCGAGCTGGTCCCGCGTGGTTATGTAGCGAAGTTGCATGGCATTAAAAAAGGGCTGCTTCCGTCGCAGCCCCTGAATGTTAGTCCGCTTTTGTCAGACCACTCGCTCTTCCCAATAAGAGTAAATAAACTTCTCAGCGTCTCCCCAGATCTCATTAAGCTCCTTTCCTTTGCTGCTGAGGTTGACTTCGTAGACGGTTCTACAAAGCTGTTTCTCGTTCTCGGTAAGCTCCTTGTCGTCAGAGCCCCAGCTCGTTTTTGCCGTCGCCTCAGCGAGGCCATTCTTCACTAGGTACTTCAACCCTTCTCGCAAAGCGTTGTACAACGGAGAGGCGTGAAAAGTAGTACCTCCCTTTTCTGCACGGGTCACAATCGGGACAAAAGATTTACCGTCGTCCTCGAAGCCTCTAAAGATCGTGGAGTGCTCAGTAATTCCTTTGTTCCACGCTTTGTTTACTTGCATGACCGCAATGTCGCGCAGAGTTGTTGGTCGTCCGCTCCCTACAGCCTCAATAATCATCGCCGCTCCGATCGAGCCAAGCTTCTTATGAGTTAGGAGATAGTCAAGACACTCGATCGCCGGAGCATCCGTAGCCTCAATTTCATGAAGACGTCGAATTCCTTTTCTGCGCTGACGTGCTTTAGGTTCTGGAAAGTCTTGCTGATGTGCGGGAGCTTGGATCGCAAGCTTGGCCGCAAGAGCAGCGAGTTCAGGACGTTGCTTTTCAATGCTTAGATCGAATAGCTTCTTAACGCTTACTTGCCCTTTGCTCAAGTACTTGCCGATGTCAAGCTGGATTGAAGGAGTACCTGCTGTGGCAAGCAGTGTCTCAGCTTCAGATTGTTTCAAACTGATTCCATTCAGATTGAATTGGACATTCATTGAAAAAAAGTTCAACTGCCAGTCAGCTTACGGTTCTTGAACATTCCGTCAACTACAAAGCAACCTCGTATGTCACTCTCAATATCGTCTATTAATGTGCATATATCGCATGTAGAGCACAGAGTGCTTTTACGTAACTCCTTGAGGTTAGACACTCCGAAATTTTTAATGATGTGTTTATCAATCAGTACTGTCTTCTCCTTATCTGTAATGTCCTCTGTAGTAAGGTTTATCACATTAAACAACTCAGACGATGAAACATAAGTGACGATGAAACTCTCGAAGGACATACTCATCACATCAAATTCATCGCTCAGCAAACAGATTGTTAGCCAACCTTTTAGTTCACTGTCACACGCATAGTCTCCATACTTATTACCAAGCTCGTTTATCCACTGGTAATTTTTTGTGAGACTGTTCACTTTTAGAAAGTGAGAACTATTTAAAGCATACATCGTTTTATCCGATTGCCTTCTGAAATATCTCAGACATCTCTGTGTCGTTAGAAGTGTTTACAAGAACGACTTCATCACAGAACTTTTCCATCGACTCTGACTTCTTACCAATACAAAAACCACGCACATCGATTTTATGAGAGTCCACAAATTTGTTGAACTCTCGCACATGTCTGTCTTCGACCTCGCACTCCCCATCGGTAATGATGAGAATGTCGGCTTTGGTCATCTCTGGTTTCAGTTGTCGAGCGTCTACCATCACTCGATTGAAAGAAGTGCCACCTGATGTGCCCCATTTCATAATAAATTTCAAAAGGTCGTCGCTGTCTTTTGTATTTGGTTTGATATCGATTGAGTCTGCAATAGTACTGTTGAAAAGACGCACGTAAATTGGACGATTGTTGTTAGTGCATTCTTCAACCACGCAGTAAGTGAGAGCTTTAGACCACAGTTCGTCATCACCGTGCATAGATCCACTTACGTCAACGTACATAACGACAGGACCTTGCTGGACATTTTTACTCTTCGCTTCGAAGTCTTTGCACAGCATTGTTTTCTGTGCATACTTCAGGGCGAAAAGAGCCTTACCTTCATCCGTGGCTGCTAACGCAAGCTCAGACGGAAATGTTTTAGTGATGTTGTTGGAAAGTTCAGCCCCAACAATATTTGAATAATTAGATTTGACTGTTCTTTCCCTTTTGCGTTGAGTCCAAGCAGCTTTAAAAGCGCCAAGACGATCGATAAACAGCTGTAAGAATCGGCTGCTTTGAAGTTTCTTGGCAAGTTTTATCTTGTCATCGATGTTGTCGAGCTTATGACCAAAACCATCACCATTGCCTGCCAGCTTCGACATTGCGTTTTGCTGGTCAACAGCATCCTCGTGAGCTTTCTCGATACCCTTCTGGATACTTGCCTGCTTGCCTTTGTGAAGAGCGTTGAGAATCTCCTCCATTTCTTCACCGATTTGCTTGCCTTTTGCTCTCAACTCTGCAGCAGACTTGCTGTCACCCTGTTGCATAGCGTCAACGAACTGAGAGCGAATCTGCTCCAGCTGCTCTCCTTTTTCAGCCAAAGCATCTGTAAGAACCGTGTCTTCGCCAAGCATATTTTCTACTACTTGACCAAGCTCATTCAATATATTGACTGCGTTGTTACCTGAGTTGAAGTGATCACCAAGGCAGTGTCGTTGCATTGTGTGATACACAGGACTGTTCATTACATCCTCCAGAATCAAATGCCACAGTGCATTTTCAGGTTTGTACCCGCGTGGGTACTCAACGCTTTGTCCATCTTGTTTAGCCCGAAAATATTCTTCTACCGCGTCGAGACTCACTACAGGATCAACGTCTCCACCCATGTAGAGGAACTCGAACAGTTCTTTTCCAAAACGTGAGAGACGTTTGATGTCAAACCGATCAGCCAGATATTGAACGCGAGGTTTCATCTCACGAACAAAAGAGGGCCAAAGAAAATCAGTCATGGCCCCGACTTTCAGAACAAGAGGAGGCTCAGTGTTGAGGCGAATAGTTTCGTTTTGCATGTTCAATCGTTTTTGAAACGTGAGATGGTGGTGGTGATGGTGCTGATATTGACGTCAAGTTCACGAATAATTTTGGTGAACTTAAGGCGTGCAGCTGCGGTGAATTTAAGGTTGCCGTTATCTAACTCTTCTTCTGCTTTTTGGTTCAGTAACTTTAACTCGCGAAGCATGTCTCCGAACTCTGTGACTGCTCGGTTTAAATCACCGACACTGGCAGTTCTGTCGTTGATCGATTGTTTAGTCGATTCGAATCTACGCATGGTATTTTGAGCTGCTCTTTTAACACCAGCCATAAACTCTTCCGCAGTTGGAACAACTTGTTTAACGACCTCATTGATGTCTTCAATTTCGTCAGGGTTGGTGTAAATAATATGTTTTAAGGTCTGATGAAGCATGGCAGCGTGGACCTCTGTCTCACCCTGAACGACAGCCCAACCTTTCATAAAAGAAAGAATTTGAACTCGTCGACGATCAGACACTGAGATACCTCGTGACTCCAACATGTCGAGGATTTCTGCAAACTGATCGATGAAAGCATCAGGCACAGTTGTTTTCGCAGCTTGTTTCTGAAGCTCAACCAGATCTTTGTAAGTCAAAGTTGACTGAACTTCAGGGCGACTATTTTCGTTGTCCTGAGCCACCGCCCAACGCATGAGCGTTCGTTTATGTGTAGGTGATTTCAACCCAGTAATTGTTGGACGAAACAAGAAGCGATCACAAAATGCCTGAAGTGCTTCTTCAGTTGGGAACGAGTTAGTCGCAGCGACGATCGACTGTATCTCAGTGTCGATAGCTTGCTTGCCGTTATTAAATGTTCTTTCGTTCAGGATCTGCAGCAGGGAATTTAAGACAGCTGAAGAACCTCTGAACAACTCATCAAGAAAAGCAACGTTGCAATCTGGCAGATAACCAGAAACATCGCGGGTGTACTCGTCTTTGAGAAGTTTGCTGACAGCGACAGGACCATACAGTTCTGATGGATCTGTGGTTGGGCTCAGCAAATACCCGAAATACTTTGATCCGTCGAAGCCACCAGTAATTGCACGAACCAGCTCAGACTTACCTGTTCCTGGCGGACCAAACAAAAATGCATTCTGTTTAGTTATGAGGCTTGTCAGTAGACCGTCGATAACATCTGATCTGTCAAGGAACGATCCGTTCAGTGAGGCACGAAAGCTCTGGAAGTTGGTAAACAAAGTGTTGTTCATTTGATTGATGAAGGGTGATTAGTTTCAGGTGAGCTTAGTCGACTTAGCTAAGTCGACTCAGAAATCTACCTCGAACGATTTGTTTTCGTCGATGGCTTCCTGTAGAGAAACAGTAGCGTCGGCGATAGCGTCAGATAAAGCCATTCGTTCCTCAACCTTCTGAAGAAGCCTCGAAAGATGTTTCGCACGGTGTTTGTAGATAGATGTTTCTGTGTCAATCTTATCTTTCAGAAGAGTTAACTCTTCTTCTGTCTGACAACCAGCGAGGTCTCCAATCAGTGACTGGTAAGTTCCAGTCAAAGCAACGGATTTTTGAAGTTGTTCAAGACCCTTAGATGACGAAGCCTTGAGCATAAGGTTCTTAGCTTCATCTGCGATGTCTTGCCTGACATCTGTATAACGTTGAAACGCAGCAGCTCTGACTGAACCAGACGACGGATCGCGCATAAGTTCTCCAACTTTGAGAAGGTCTTCACAAAGCTTCGCCATGTCCACGAGCATTGGATTGTGTTTAGCAGCAAGAGATATCTCTTGTGCGATTATTTGCCACGTACCCCGCTTCTTAGGGTTATCGCTAAGCACTCGCTCTCCTACTTTGTTTGCAGGGCGTGCATCCAAATCGTCCAGAAGCTCTGCGATTTTACCCAGACTCGAATCAACTGCTCCCTCTCGGGCGGCTTTGAGAACCTGCTCAGTATTTATCGAAGCTTCGTTGGCGATAATCTGTTGAACATCTTGCGGGTCATCACAACGTTCAATAACAGCTGGGTAAGGACCAACGACGTTTACAGAAATAGGATTACTGTATTCTTTCTGTGTCGGGAAGATGCGTAGATACGCTTCTCTTACCAACGCTAACTGTTCTTCGTCTGTAAATAAAGGAGAGAAGAAGTTATCAACTGTTTGTTTCCACTTCTCTAGTTCTTCAGCCCACGCTTCACGAAGTTTGGCATTAGAAGTTGATGCATGCTCCTTGATTTCTTCGATGCGTTGCTTTGCTTCGTCGAAATAATCAGCGTGGAGAAAGTGAACATCACCGTGGTGAATAGTGCATCGGTCGTAAAGATATCTTTGCATGAGCCGAAGCTCATCAAGTGATTTCTTAAGTGCTTGAGAAAGGTTGGGTCGAATCGAGATTGAGTTAGCTTCCCGAAGTGTCTCTACAACATCCTGAGGAAGTTTGTAGTCTTCGAAAGCAATCTGTACACTCTGCCGAACACTTGCGCTGATCGAGCAGTGAAGAATGAAAACTTGATCTTGGTTCATTTGATGTGGCGGAATTGTGTGCTGATTTGACTGATAACAAACTCATGATCTTTGATCTTGAGCTTCTCGATGATCGACTTGCGCTCGGTTCGAGCGAGTTTCAACTCTTGTTCGAGCCTTTCGATTCTTGTGTCGATGTTTTCGAGTTTCTTATCTGGTGCGGGTACGAGCGAAGGTTTTACAACCACAAGCACTTTGAGGTCTTCAAAGCGAAGCGGATTGTTATCTCCTTTGAAAGTATCGAGAGGAATCTCACGCGACGTGGCAACCAAAAGATCGTTGTGAAGAGCTTTGCGAGCTGACTCGTAGGGCTCACCGAAAGTTTCGTTTACGGCCACCAATGCTTCGTCGCACTCGCTCCACTTAAGAGCAGTGTCGTGACCTCGGTTGATGAGTTCAGAGAGTTTCATACAAAAGACTGTTGATGTACATTTGAGTGACTTGGTTTGTCACTGAGAGCAGTGTATGCCAGGAGTTAGCTGGTGTCAAGCATTTTACAGGATGTAACTACGGATACCGTGATGAGATACCAAACTCAAAAGTGTTAATAAAAAAACTTTTCTATACAAGAGATTGTTTACCATCGATTGACGTTTGTTTACGTTAGTTAAATAAGCTGAGGTCTATTAAATACCTCAAGACCGTCCGTCGTTCGCACGAGACTCCTATAGAAGTCCTTTTGATGCTGTGACTGACTTGTCTCCGTTGTACCTACCTGACTCTCGGTAACTTGTTGTCGGTGTCGCTGCCATTCTTTGCCAAATGATTTGACCAATCCGCATCCCAGGCCACAAGAACACTGGATGACTTCTTCTTGCGTTCTTTAACTCAAGCGTAAGAACACTATTGTTAAATCCAGGATCTATATAACCGGCCATCAAATGTTCGATTCCGCTCCTCGCAACTGAGCTTTTGAGTGCAAACTGACCCGCTACGTCATCAGGGACGTTAAAAGTTTCAAGAGTGTGAGCCAAAATAAACTCTCCTGGATCAAGTAAAAAGGGTGTGTCTCGGTTGTAAATAGAGATATCAAATGCTCTGAAGTTTCTTTGATCTTCGACTTCGAGTAAAACCTTGTCGCCCAGACGAACATCGAGTGATGCCGGGTTGATTAGTGTCGAGTCAAAAGGAGTTACTAATCCGCCCAAACACATACGAGCAATTTCGAAATCAGGCAGGATCATTTATGTGAGCGTGGGTGATCTCGGGAACACTATAGTCTGAGAATTGATGCCACAGAGTTAAACCTCGATGAGTTAGATCAATTTGAAATGATTTCTTATCTACGAGAGACCGTTTCAGCCAACCCAGCTCTTCGAACTTGCGAAGGTGTCGTCCAATTGAAGATGCAGACATACCGAGCGTGGGAGGGTATTTAGCAACTTGAGACTGGTCAACACCCACAGGATATTCTTCACAGACAAGAAAGAACAAACGCATCGCAGACGGTGTAAGTTTGTGCTCGTCAACAATTCGCATGAGTTGAGACAATTTCATCATTCTTGATGGAAGAAGTGAGCAGGTACGCAGTGCCAGGTGTCACCGACGACAGTGTGCATGTAAATGTATCTGCGATGATGGTTGACCCGACATTCTTGTCGAGCTTTCGAGTTTGCTACTTCAACCATGATCCGCGTGGTTGCCATGCAAAGGACAAATCCTGCCAGTCCCGCGAGACCAAACGTGAAAAATGGTGATAGGTTTTGGTTGTTCATTTGTGTTACAGAGTGAACTACAAAGAAGAATGTGCAGTGTTAAAGTAGCAATTACTACAGTTTGCAAACGTCATGAACGCTGCTTTCCTGCTTCACCTCAACCGCAACAAGGCTCGTGCCCATCGCGCTGAAGTGAAAAACCAACTCGACCGCATGATGATGGAGAACGCTGTGGTCAAAGAACAAGTTCTCGTCTATCGCGGTGTCCCTTACGTGAAGTTAACCACTGAGCTGGCGTGAGAAGTCTGACGCCAAAAGAATACGTTCTAGAGCCTTCAGTCCAGCAAGGGTTGAAGGCTGTAGTTCGTATGCTCGTTCGAGCTTAAGCTTCAGATCATTCTTGATGTTCAAGCGTTCGGTAGGCGCGATGCTATCGAGCATGAACAGAATTGCCTCTGTGTAAACCTCATCAGTCGTTGACATTAGATTCTTTGTGTGAAGGGCGTCTGACTGTGACCCAGTTTGGATCTTGATCAAGTAAGTAGAAGTTGTATTGAATACCTTCTACATCACTCGGTGTTCTAACATAGATCCTCCCGTTTCCATATTGGATGTCGTGGAGATTGTCACAAGCCGTTTTGAAAATGCACCGCAAGCGAGATGCAAAAGCTTGAGTGTTAAAGCCCTGGTGATTCATCCTGACGTGTTCGTCAGTTATCTCAACGATGCGTTTGTCTTGGAAGTAGATGTCGATGCGAGATTGTATCTCAGTCTCAGGTAGCCAAGGGAACTTAAAGTGATCCACTCGGTACTTGCTGGCCTTGAGATCACACCCTGTGAGAATTGCATTTGAGAGTTTCTCGTCGATCTTAGTTGTCATTCGCCTGGATCCTCCTCCAAAACTTCCACGAGATGGTTGTACAACTTGCTTTGAATCTCAACGATCTGTGCCTGAGCAGCAGCAACTGACCACCAGTTACCTTTCCTCAGTTCATCAAGATCATCATCAAGTTTCTGAATGAGCAAGTTGATGTCGTACTTAGTTAGTTTCATGATTAGATACGGAGCAAACGTGCAATGAAACGAGCGAGAGTGTGACGCAAGCGTGGTGACTTGTAGATGTCAGTCGTCACGAAGTTGTTCTCACTGATGCGCCAGGAGCGTAAGGTCATGTTGTTTTGATGGGATTGTGCCAACGTTGGCAATATAAAAGCAAAATGCAGATGGTGTCAAGTGATGATGTTCAAACGAAACCAACTGAATACCTGTTGACGTCAGGTTGATCTTTGAAGTGTGCGTTAACCACAGCAACAGCAACGTGGTCACACTCTGTGTCTCGCAGACCGAACTCCACGAAGTCATTCAGAACCATGTAAACACGGCGTAGACCTGTGTGCGGATCTTGTGATGCTTTGAGTGCTCGCTGGCAGCTGGTGTTGATCAGATCAACAACTTCTTGCGGTGTGTCTAAGTAACACTGCCAGTCTTCACGAGACATCGGAAGTTTGTAAGTTTTAGCCATTTGAAATTAGGTGTTGGTTTGATTTATGTACGCGTCACAAGGACGGTGCATTGTGTAATACTTTGCGTTGGGATCCTCAGAGGAGAATTTGTTGATAAGTTTGATGGCCTCCTTGTTAGTTTTGCACTCAGCGACAGTTTCAATTTGAACCCTGCCTGCTGAGTTAAAACTGCGCTTCTGGATATAAAGAACCGTCTTAGCTCTGTGGTTGCGTTTCAAGTGCAGCTCCTGAATTCGAGTCGTTTGTAAAGGGATTCGATCTCGTCACTGGTGAGCAAGATCTTCTCGTCCTTCGTGTCGATGTAGGTTAGCTTGCCGTCCTTCTCTCCTGGCTGGACACCCGACCAAACTTCAACAGCATGTGCAAGAAAGTTAGCTTCTGTTGTAGAAAGATCCATGATCATTCCCATAATTGAACCAAGTTAATACTAGAGAGAAGAGAGTAATGAGATCTACGGTTAGACGTACTTAGCGCCAGTCCCGTGAGCCTCTACGAAGATGTCAGTCTTGGCACCATCGCAGAGCTTACATGTCGCACAAGTTGCCTGACTGTTGTCAGCCGTGGCAGGGCAGAGTTTACCACTGTATGCCTCACCACCTTGCGGGATCACAGCAAATGTTTTCCAGCCGTGAGCTGTTGCATCTAAGTAGTCAGCCATGCCATCACACGATGCTTGAAACAAACCTTTGCACCATTGTGCCCATGGTTGTCTCCACTGATGTGTGTAACCAGTGTGACCAGCAGCATGTTTATTGAGTGCTTTAACTAAGTAGCGATCGATGATGGATGGATCGCCGTAAGCTCCCCACCTGATGCGCTTGCCTTTGATGTCAGCCAGATCAAGGTCGGACAAGTTGCCGTAGCTACCACGTTTGTAAGCTTTCCAGATACTGTTTGGGGCCTGACCCACATTTACATAACAAGAGCGTGAACCGTCAGATTGCTTGCGGTGTGGGCAATCTCCGCAGATTGTGTAGTCTGCTCCTGTTGCGATAGCTTCCACAGGATTCACACTCTCGTTAAGAATCCAGACCTGAAGCATCTTCCCGGTCTTGCGATTGTTGCTGTTCATGGTCATGATCACCACGAAAGGTTTCCCGTCAATAGGAGAGAAACCACGCTGAAGAACGTAGCCGTTTGGTTTAGCCATTTGATTGTTGAAGTGAAAAGTCTTCTGTGAAATTAGATGGATACTTGAAATCATCATCAGCAACGTCGTTCACCCATCGAACAAACTGTTCGTCGTCGGTGATACCTTGCTTCTGATCAAATACAACACGGTCGTAAACAATCGTGCGAGTGATAATGATGCGTTTGATTCTCTTAGCCATCAGCATTACCTCCGTTCAGTTTGTTAAAGCCAAACTTCTCACGTTCCTCAGCACGATTGCGCTGTGCAACACGAGCGACATTCTCCATAACTTTGAGAGTGTCTTCGATCTTTGAACCGTCTGGCATACGAGTCAGAATCTCATTGAAGAGAGGAAAGAATTCATCAGCAGCTTTGCTGATCTCATCCACAGTCAGCGGAGAATTCTTGTCAGTCATGATCATTGTCCGTGATAAATTCCAGGTAAGCGTAGAAGTATCTGCACCACATGGGAGTGTGTGCATCAGCAACTAACGTTTGATGGTGTGCATCATTCAGTTGCGAATAAGTCAACTGTGTGAGCATCTCAGGGTGTGATTCTTCGACCCATTCTTCATACTCAAGCGGCGAATAAGGTTCGTCGTAGAGATACTGAGGCGTGGGATCAAAGTCACTTAAATACTCTTGGTAACGTTGTTGTAAATCCATGGTCAATTCTTGAATCCTTTAGGTGCCCAAGGTGGTGCAGATTTTGAAACAGGTGCAGGCTTAGATTTAATTACAACAGAGCCAACATCAGCATCGTCATCATCATTGTCCTCGAAAACTTCGGGATAGTTTGCTTTCACTTGCTTGATCAGATCTGCATCTGAGGTTTCAGCAAAGCCATCAATCATCAGCTCAACGACAAATTCGCACAGTTCGTTGACAGATAAATCCATCACAGCTGCATAGCAGTAGTCCTTGATCAGCTGGTTGCGTTGTTCAGGAGTCATGATCAGCGGAGGTTAGGGTTACGTTCAGTGGCAGACAGAGAGGGATCAGGTTGATCGTCTTGCCACTCTGCAAAGCTTAGTGACTCATAGCAATCACCATGCGGATTGTTGACATAAATGTCAGTTTCGGCACGGGATCGAGCGTCAATCTCGACAGTCTGACCATCAGGAAGAGTAACAGTCAGAATCTGATCGTAGTTCAGTTGGATGTTCATGATTCAGTCGAGTTTGCTTGAGCAGTTTGAAACTTACAAATCATTTGATTACACAATGTTTGTTCGTCAAAGTTGAATTCATACTCCTGTTGTTCCAGACAGTAATAAAGAAGTTCGATCTCGTCGTTGTTTAATTCAATAATCATGATCAAATTTCCTCCATGCAATCAGGCACAAATGCAACACATTCTGCGATGAGCTTTGTGTTGCTTAGCTTCTCAAGTCTTGCTTGAGTTTCATCCAGGTCATCAAGACCCATCTCGTCAGCGCACTCTATATAAGAGTCGATCAAGATTTTGCGCTGGGCTTTGGTGATGTAAGTTGAAGCCATGATCAAGAAAAATAGGTGGCAAGAATAACTTCGTTGTAGTCAGAATCTTCTACATATTTGAGAAGAACTCCGCTGAAATAAGAGTCAGCGTGATACCCATCCCACTTTGCAAACTCGCTGTCAGGATGATCATTGTTTCGCATAAAGTCACACATAGCATATGTATAACCTTTGTAAGTTATGAAGTCTTCGTTCTCAAATTCTTCGTCGTTCAGGTAATCAAACTGCTGACGAATCTCAACAGCCTTCTTCTCACCCACATGCAGATCTAGCGTGAGACCAGACATAAGCTGGCGTGGATGATTGTTTGTCTTGATTGTGAGAGATGACATGATTATCAGAAAGTGTAAGTACCGTAAAAAGGAATGTTCTCAAAGTCTTTACCATCTACTGTTTGCTTCTTCACAAACCACTCGCCACGTTTCTGATAAATACTCTCACCCTCGAAACAAAATGTGCGGATGATTGCATTTAGTCGTGACTTTGTGGTCCTTGTTTGATACCCAGCGTCTGTAATTGTGAGGAAGGTTTCACCAAGGGTGGCAATGTGGTTGCCATGTAGATATACACGAGAGTGACCAGATTCTTGGTCGAAAGTAACCTCAGTGTTTGCAAGTTTCCAGTTCTTGCTGTTAATGAGGGCTTTGTTCATGAGAGTTTCGATCTTACGCATGTTTGGAATGAACGTAGAACAATTGGTGAAGGATTAGAGTCCTTCAATGAACCGAAAAGGCTCATGGGAGGATTCATAAACTCCAGAAAAGGTCATGATCACGGATGATCACAACATAAACTGAGGTAGAGCTGCTGTATCTATGGGTACTACAAGACTGCAAACCCTTAGACATAAGTCAACCCTACCCAGCAAAAACAAAAAAGAGCGCATAAAGCGCACAAAATGATGTCAAAAGTATTAAATTGTATGGTCTGAAGCAAAATGAGGATAGGAAGCTTTCCCCCTGGGGCCTGATGTACAGAGACACCACGCCTGTATGGGGAAGGTAACTAAAAACTGTGCTGCTGGGCTCGGACGATTCCGCCGATCAGAACATTACTGTTCACCCTCCACACCGGAACGCCGGACGTGTGGCAGTGCAGGCTATCCCTACACACCTGGCACATAACTATTAAGAAGAGCAGGAGATAACTAAAGCGAGGCAATTGCCACACCAGGGAGGAGGAACTCCTTTGCCCTTAGCTAATCCTGATTCGATTGTCGAGGTTCTGCCTTAGTTACATGTCCCGAAGGACTGAACAAAGCTGGTTGGATTGTGGGTCAGTTGCCTGACTTGTGAACCAAGTTACGGGATTGTGCCGAACTCGGCAAGAACTGGTGACAGTTCGAAGATTGTCTCCGGTGCTGAGGTCTCATGCCTCGCTCTCCCTTCGACACCATTAAGTAGACCACGGATCCGGTGACGTTGGTGAGAATGGTGTGCGGAGATGTGATTGGCACATTGTGTTCGCTCCTTGTAACTAAGAGGAACTGCGTGCGCGTGCGCGATTGTATCACACCACCCCACCGTGGTTCACCAATTGAAACAATGATAGGAGGAGACTCCCCCACCAAGTCACACTACCCCTTACTACATTTATCCATAAGGTATACTTATCCCCCCTCCCCGGCACCCCGCAATGTTGCCTTTTTTTACTTATTTGACATATACGACGGCGTGGGCGAGAAGGGTCTGGGTATCTTCTAGGTATTTTGGGGGTAAAAGTTCTAGGGTAGCAATATAATAACAGCGGCCTGAAAAAAAATCAGGCTAGCTAAACCGTACGAAAAGCTCCTCAGGGTGTTCTGGGAAGTAGTGCAGCGTGGCCGGACACAACCAACCTTCTTTTTTGCCGTATTTGTACCAAGCACCTCCTTGTTCGGGGTTTGTTTTGGTTAGTTTCCCGTGTGAACCAGGGAAATCAGACGAAGAAAAGGTGATTCGGTGCGTCTCTTGGGTCTTGTCACTGAATTTTTCGATGAATTCGTCGATGATTTCCGGTATGCCCGCCACAAACGGTTCGTTTTCAAGTCCTTTGTAGGGATCAGTGAAAGCCCATGTGCCATGGTGCCTGTAGATCTCGATAATCATCATGGAGTTGTTCAAGAAAAAACGGTGCGCTGTGCAAGCCGCAAATATAGCACCCCGTGGAGGCAGGTAGTTTATAAATACGGTTTAAAATAGATAAAAGTGCGGTAAGTAAAGTGCCTGCTCCTGAGTACGGATATAAATTTCTTGATCGTGAGTTAAACCGAGGTCGTGAATCTCAATCAGAGGGTTTGTATCGTCCGGCGAGTTCGCCGCGTCAAGGCCCACAGCAGATGCAAAGGCAGTTTCCTCTGAGTCCAGAGGCTTCTTCGTCTATGCAATATTTCGATGAGGCAGATTTTATAAGAGGTTCTATGTTGCCTCAGGTGTTCGAGGCACTTGGTGAACAAGGGCGTGATGATGTTATCAATGAAATCCGTGGTCGACGCAGAGCAGATGCTCGTCGTGCAGACAGGCGTCAACCCTTAATCGATTACGAAGAAAGGGTGCGTCCACAGGAGACTCGGGTGCCTTTCACCTCAGAATTTGTAGGAGGAGATGTTTATCAAGAAATAATTCCTGGTTTATCTAGCCAAATTGTTGATTCGAATGAGAAAATAAGAAATATAAGAACTCAACAAGGAGTTCAAAGCTTTCGTAATTTACTTCAAAAATATCCTGAATTAGATGCGTTTTATCGTCTGCCTGTAGAAAATTTCGGCAAAGTAGCTTCGCGTATTGACCCTAAGTCGTTTGAAAAGTATAAGCAGTACACAGATTTAGAACAAAAATACTCTGATCCCACAGCTCGTCAAAATCTTTATAGCCGTGTTATTAAGTCTTTAGGTGACGATGGTTATGATGCCACCCCAGAACTAGCGGAAGCAGAGCAGCTGTATACATCAGGAGACCCCAAGTTACAGCAGGCTGGTCGTGAGAAGATGATGGATCTTGGAGTTGATATTGCTCTAATCGAAAAACCTGCTTTTCAGGAAAGAAAACCAATCATCGGCGGCGGTGGGTATACAACACCTAAAGAAAGTGATGACATTAAATACATCAGACAGAGGGCTTCGGACGTAGATGAATTTTTGAGGAATATGGATTTTAGAACTGGGGACTTGCTTGAAAGAGAGTTTCCAGGAATAAATCGACCTGAATATTACACAGATACAGAAAGAACTTTTTATTCTCCCACAGAGTTTATTGATGAAATCGATGAGTTCGACGCAGACGGCTACAAAGTCAGCGTGGGTAGGGGGGTTAATCGAAATCGTCTCGAAGATCTTGAATCAATACCTGAGGATTATCCAGTATCAAGAAACGTAGTTAGGTTCTTGAAAGATAACCCCGGTTATGTAGCACAAGATGTGTTGTTCAAAATTGGAACTCCTGGGGAGGAGATGTCTTATACGACCCTAGAAGATTTGCCTGAGAATATGAAGCGTCCGATTATGCGTTACGTGCAAGAAGCATCGATGGCTGATAGACGAGCAGGATCGATGCTTTATAACCATCCGATGGATAACACAGACTTACTTGAGAGAGCTAGGGAGCAGGGTTTAGATGAAAAGACAAGTAGTTACTTAAGATCAGCTGCACCGTTTGAAGCTAAGAATGTTTTTGCTCCTTCTATTAGAGGGAAGGCATACACTTTGGCTGGTTACGGTCCTGTTTCTAGACAAGGTGATCAGCTTACATACATCGATATAGAAGGCAACGCGGTTCCTCTTCAAATGGAACCTCCTGAAAGTCCGTTAGTTGGTCGTGTTCTTGTCGATGAGCAAGGAGCTTTTTCTAGACCTGCGGCTCCTTATAGTTCTCAGCCAAGATTTTATTCAACCTTAGTTCCTGGTGTAACGCCCGATAACTTAGCTAACTTAGCTAAGGACATTCGACGCACACCTTCTTCTCTTGCGCCTGGTGTTGCTGATCTGATTCCTAGTGCTGAAGCTGTTCGCGCAGGTTATGAGCAGGGACCTGAAGCAATGGGTAAACAAATGGCACAGGATTTTGTTGCTGGTTTACCTGTTTCTGCCGCACTAACACCAGTTTTAGCTAATCCTGCAGTTGCTCCTTTGGCTCCTGGTGTTGGTTTAGGTTTAATTGGTTCTGCAGCTGTGGAAGCAGCGGATGAAGCGGTGCGCCAAGAGACGGGTGAAGGCATTGCTCCTAAGTTGCGTCAATTTTTAGGGACTCGACAGAGGACTGGTTTAGCAGATAAACCTTACGAGATTCCTACAAAGCCAGAACCCATCCCAACTCTGGGTATTGCTGAGCCTCGGAGTGGTCTTCAGAAGTTCAGGGATGAGATTCAGTTCAGGACTGATTTAGCTGGAGAACGGTTTAATCCACGGCGCGGTGAGTTTGGTCTTAGTGAACTCATCTTTGGACGCTAATGGACGACAGATCACGCGTTGAGTTCTCAGCCGACGTGGCCTCACTGCGTTTACTGAGGAAGTCTGTCGCGTATTTCTTAGAAAGGTGGCCTGGCGGTGATCCGCAGGAGCAAGTTTCGCTTGTCGCGATGCGTACTGAGTTAGATAAAGCTCTTTTAGAGTTGCTTCTAGACGAATAAAAGCTTAACTAGACTGGTAACAAAGGGATAGTTGGATGCTTTCGACTGAAGTACGGAAAAAGGCGGAATATATTTGTAATCGAATAGCAAACGGGGCGGAAGTACAAGTTTCAGACATGATTTGGATACAAAAATGGGCGAAAAGCAACCACAGTGTCGATTCGATGCTTCGTAGGGCCAGGAGAGAAGCTCTCAGAGGTGACCAAGCTGCCGGAGGGTTAGATCAATTTCTTGATGATATGGATATCGGCGATCCTGACCCCACAGATCACTTAGTTGGCCCGCAAGATCCAACTTCTATTGCTGAGTGGTTTACGTCTAAGCGCAAGTGGTTCGTAGATGACGAAGGGTTTAGAGATTAGACGAGCGTACACTAGGGCACATAGACTAAATCAGCGACAAAAAACGCAGTGCTTGACAAGCTTTTGGGTTCTTCTGTGTGGGAACCGCTGTCCAAGCTGTTTCCGCTAGTTAACCACGGTGAATGCAAATCTTTGATTTGTTGTGATGAACGCGGGTGCCGGGTGAACTACCAATTAATGGCTCATTTAACTTGGGACGAAGATGGCAACCTTCGTATCGACTAAACTAAATTTATTGTTTTTGTCAGAGTGTTGTGAGTATTCAAGACACCCGTGAACGTATTTTTAGAAACGGGCAGATCTACAGCCGCCCCCGTTTTGGAGGACCTGTTCATGGGCCAGATACTCGTCAATTTACTCCGGACCCAAATCCGTACGGTGTGGAGCCAGAGCCTCGTGGTTATGGACGCGGAGTTGATCCACGCGGTCCATCAATTACACCGGGCTCTAACCCGATGGGTGTATCAACGGAAATGCGCGGTCTAGATGAATTTAAAAAAGGTCTTGATGAAGTAAATAGCTTCATGCGTATTTATGAAATGTTAGATCCGCGTGGTAAGCAAGACGCATTAAAGGATTTACTGTTTCGCCCCACAGATAACTTTGATATAAGAAAGCCTGTTTACCGTCCTGAAGATAAGGTTGAAGTTCAGCCTTTGACTCCAGAGACTGGTAAGCGCGATTACTTGTATCAGTACCTTGAGCAAAACAAAGAAGTGATGGGTCCTAAGACTCAAATGTTTGGTCGTTATGCTAATCCTGATGATGGTACGCTTAACAACGACGAAATGGCGCAGTTGGATCCCACAGGTGAATTGCTTCTCCGTTCCTTACGTAAGGGCGAGATCGGTCCTTTAACTGATCCGAACATTCAAAAAGCTATTCGGGATCTGGAAAGGCAGAAATACAACCGTGGACGCGCTAGTTCGATGGACGGTGATTTGATGGCTGAGATGCCTCGTTACATTCGCGGTAGTTATAGACCGGGCGGTGTATTTGGATCTCCTCCACCTAATTTTGATTCACCTTTTATGGATGAACGTATTAAACGTGGTTTTGTCCCTATGACACCACCTGTACCTCGTAACGCAGGTCCGCAATTACCTGGATTTGTTTAGGGTGATTAAGCTAAAGTAGAAGATATCTGCTCAGTAGAAATATGGCACGTCAAGCTGGTGAAAAGTTTGATATCCGGAAGTTTGAAAAGTATATGCGGGACTATGACCGTACAGCTTTTGGTGCAGGTTCTGATAAGAAACCACCTACAGATCGTTTTAGTGGTTTAGATGTTCGTAAGATGTTCGACAAGGGTCGGGATCTTGGCGGCTCGAAGTCGGATGTTGCTCGATATGTTATTGACTACGCAGAAGAAGTTGAACCCTATTCAAGACAGGGTGGGGCCACGGAAGCTGCTTTGGATAAGCTTCGTGGTTATTTGAAAGACGAGGATTCAGATCAACCCGTAAGTGTTGACCCGATTCCTGCAGATGATGGTATTCCGGTTCCTTTCCCAGTCCGAGAAGAGGAAGCAACTTATGCTCCTTTCCGAGGATCTTATTTTGATTTCGTTGGTGGTGATCCTAGCAATCCTGCGGACTACTACATGGGTGATCCGGACAGGGGAGGTGCCACGCGATACTTCGGGGATGAGAAATTCTTAATTGAGGACGGCAGTCCCGCTGGTGTTGTGCCAGATGATATGCCAAGTTTCATGCAGGCTACTCAAAACCCTGCTTACCTTGAAACCTTTGGTTACGGTGCGGTAGATGGTGAGGAAGAAGATAAAGGGTATGAAACTGAAGAAGACCGTGTGTCTAAGCAGATGGCTGCGGGCTTACCTGCTATTGCAAATCAATTTGCATCACGAGCATTAGGTGCTGCTGGGTTAATCGTTTAATTTATTCGTAAGTTACAAGTTAAGTCGTAGTTTTAACGAGCGTGGCAGTAGGGGCTACGGTGTATTTACTTGTGTAGTGCAAGCTGCAATAAAAACGGGGAGAGCGCAAGCAGCAAGAGGTAAAGGGATGTGCAAGGGGTTTTAAAAAAAAACGACGTACCTGGCTGGCTAGTGCAAAATATTCTGTGGGCGCAGCCTTGCACCAAGAGTATGAAGCGGTATCATCTGTTTGAAACTGGATCCCCCACACTGTGATGTGCTGTAACACAAGACAGTGTCAGTTTCCGTGGATGGGCCGCTCTCGTGTACGGCGGCCTTGAAGCGTTATTTACCGACAATTAAGTCGCACTTGCCTTTGACTTTGCCGCGAAGATATAAAACCAATTTGACTCTTGCTTCTTCTGGAAGTCTTTGATCAACGAGTATTTTTGATGCTTGCTCTCGCCATCTTGCACAGGACATATACCAGTGAGAAGGCGTGTGGTTGATAATTACAACCGCACCTAAGAGAGCAAAAAGATGCACCCTAACCTCCCGCTACTAATGTAAATAGTAGAAGAATGCTAGGGAGCATTAAAGGACTTAATAAAAGAATTAATGTCCCTAATTCACTTAGTGTCATCCGTGTGATTTTTTATAGTCAGCTACTTTTCCTACGAGCTGCCATCCAGTGAACATGGCAATGTCAAACGAAGCGAAAGCGTTCAGAGACATATCAACTGCCCTTTTAACGTCAGGATGCGCGTAATCGTCGAAAAAGACCACCCCGCCAGGCTTAACCATAGGCACGTATAAAGTAACGTCACGAGCAACTGAAGTCGAATCATGTGCTCCATCGATATAAAGGATATCGATCCACGGTTCTTCACCGTAACGGTGGTGTAGATGTGGGTAAATTAAGTGTGAGTAACCTTTGATAATCTCAACTTTGCCTGCGTTATCAGATTTGGCGATGTTATCCCGCGCAGTTACTTCGAGCTGAGATAATCCGGGGTACTTCTCGGGCTCACGTAGATGTTCTTCGCTACCTGTAAAGGGGTCAATAGAAATAAGACGAGAATCAGGATGATTGAGATAAAAATCCGACCAAAAACAGCTCGAAGCACCTTCATAAACGCCGATTTCAACGATTTGGAGCCTCTTTGTAGCATCTAATTCGATTTTTTTGTCGGTGTTGTTGTTTTGTATTACATGTTCACTGTTTAGCAGGGCGTCGTACCACCCTTCGGTGAAGGTATAACGGTCACTCAGTTGTTTTTTGCTCTTGGTTTCGATTTTAACGCTGGTATTTTCTTTAAGCTGACCCATCAGGTCTTGGAAAGAGGATGCAGTCACTTGTCATCTTGTAAACATCAGCATGGTAACAGTCACAAACGGTTGAGCAACGGATTTTTTGGGGTATATTTCGCACGTCAGCCGGTGCTGGCACATCAGCTATAGCCTGAGTGGTGGAATCGGTAGACACAAGGGACTTAAAATCCCTCGACCTGCAAAGGTCATGCGAGTTCAAGTCTCGCCTCAGGCATTTCATTTTTTATGGCACTCCGAACTTCTACTTCTTGGGTTGAACTGACTTGCGATTGCTGTGGAGTCAAATTCAAACGCAGAGCTTCAGAACATCGTTCAAATCAAAAGAAAGGACGTACCAAAACTTTTTGTTCTGCTGTATGTGCTGGCAAGACGCCGCCTAAGTTTTACGAACGCAAGACAGAACCAGAACGGATAAAGGCGGCTCGTGCTGGACTAAGAGAGAAGTGTCCTAACTGCGGTGAAAGGTTTTTAGCTGTTGTAGAGACCAGGCTTAACAAGCAAGGTCATCGACGTCGCAAGAAACACTGTCTTAACTGTAATTACCGTCTAACCACGGTGGAGTTGCCTGAGACAGAAGCTCATACGCTTGTGGACAAAAGTTCACTCATTTGTCAAATGTGTATGCACAACGATCGAGAGAAGATGTGCTGTGATTTTGAGACTCCTGAGTACATGACTCCTGACTCACAAGATTGCAACTTGTTTAAGAAGCGGTCTTGACCGCCTCTGACGCAGGTTAATATTTTTAAAGTTGCTTGTTTCTCCGTGGAAGAGAAAAAGTGGATTAAGGGAGCTAGAGGCGGTGAATATTACATTAATGAACTAGGTGTCAAAGTATACAAAAGAAACCAAAGTAAAAAGCCCGCACGCAAGTTCAGACCGAGGCGAGGTGCTTTCTACAGACATCTTCAGAATCAAATTGATTCAGATGGCGATAACTTCAATTTGTGTTAGCATGCTGCTACTGCTGATGCTTCATGAATAGCATTCCTGTTCTAGGTACTGCGATCGTTAATACTCCTTACTGGCTGCATCGTCTGTACATGAGTATCGATTATCCAGTTGAAAACTTTGTCGTTTTTAATAACAACGGTCGCGGTCAAATTAATCATGAAGTCGATCTCCTAAAAGAGATACCTAATAGTCACGTAAAGAACGTACATATTTGCCACCTCCCTGCAAATGTTGGTTGTAGTGGCGCTTGGAACTTAATTATTAAATGTTTTATGAAAGCCCCTTACTGGGTTATTTCAAACCACGATGTGAGGTTTGAGCCAGGTTTTCTCAAAGAAATGAATGAGAAAGCTCAAGACCAGGAAGTCGGTATTGTCCATGGTTCAGGCGGTGGTTGGGATATTTTCTTGTTAAAAGATTGGATGGTTCAGAAGTACGGTCTTTTTGATGAAAATCTATATCCCGGTTATTGCGAAGACATGGACTACGGCATGAGGTTTATCCATGACGACGTTAAACGAATACTTGATCTTGAAGCTGATTACTACCACGGTTCTAAAAAGAACGATTATTCCGATGGCTCACAGACTTGGCGATCCGAACCAGCGATTGCTCAAGGTATTCACGTAGCCCACGAGCTGAACAAGCGATATCTTCATCTGAAGTGGAATGAGTCCTGGCAGTCTCACGTTGAGGGGGAAACTTATAAAACACCATTCAATCTTGAGGAAATGCCACCGAGTTTCACGACATTCGATTTAAGCTTTGTCCGCCGCAAGCATCTCGGGTTCTGATCATGAAAAACGTACGTCACCGTATCCCGAGCGAATGTTGGTCTGTTGATGACGACCAGGCTGCCCAAACTTTTCAAGGATGGGATTATGTTCTCAGAAGTATTAAGACCGCTACTCAGTGTCATATTGATTGTGACGGAACTTTTGTTAATTGTTTCCCTGGTGATCATTATAAGCTTCTTGCTGGTCTTATCTTCAACCTGGATCGTTCTAATGGACCAGTCAGTATGGTCGACATTGGAACACACTACGGAACTTCTGCTCGGGTGATGCTGGACTTTTCCGATCAAAAGGATCGGGTCACCACGTTCGATGTAGTTCCATACACCTCACCAACTCAAACATACCTCACTGAAGAAGACTTTTCTTCAAAACTCACTCAACGAGTAGAAGATCTTAAAGAGCATGATGTTTTTATAAGACGAGCAAAGCTTCTTACTGAGGCTGACTTTATTATGTGTGATGGGCCAAAGGACGGTATCTTTGAGAGAACTTTTTTGAGTAAACTTTCAACGTTAAAGTTTCCCACTAAACCACGTTGGCTGCTCCTGGATGACATTAAGTGGATTACTGAACAACCGTTGTGGAGACTTATATCTTCACCGAAGGTTGATCTCACTTCATTTGGTCATTTCAGCGGTACAGGTTTAGTTGACATTTCTGAAGGTCTAAAGCTTGGGTGATGCCTTTTTACTCCGCACATACAGCTAGTGGTTATTTAATTAATAACCTCAAAGACTTACTCCTGCAAAAGGATATTTCTTCTTTTGCGTTGAGTAAACAGGCAAGTCTTTCGCCGACAACGACCAGAAAAATATGTACTGATGAACGTTATATCCCGTCTCCGGATGTGTTGGAGAAGATCTGTTTGACGTTGGATGTTTCTCCCGGCGACGTTTTAGCAATACAGAGTACAATGGGGTTATCTGTTGCTGTAGGTTCCGGTGTTTTCTAGGGAAGATTACGCTTTTGCGGCTCGTTTACTCGGTCTTCCGACGCCGGTTACTCCGGACGAGCAAGCTGCTGCAGCCCCCGTCGTGGCTGAGGTCTTGCGTAAGTACGCACAAGGACGGGCTCCGAATCTAGAAGGAGAGCCCGGTGGCATGTATACCGGAGCCACACGGTCGATCAATTCTTACCCAGATGTTGATGACCCCATGGGTCGCAACCAATTAGCTGCACGACTGCGTGTTGAAGAGGTTGAGCCTCCTTCGATGGACCCTGTTCTCGTCGAGCTTCTCGAACGAGTCTGTCAGCGTCCCGATCTCATGGATGAGATGTTGATGTTCCTGGACATGCTTGAGCAGCAGAGCGACAGGCACATGGACGAACTTTCTTCTCAACGCCCTGCAGAGTACGACACGCCCAACATGGGTGATAACTATTCGATGCTGAATGCTCCTTCGAGTAATAACATTCCTCCCTCTATTCAGTATCAACAACTGAGCTGATGAACCACCGCGAACAACAACTACGCGAACGGGACATTCGAAACAACGTTCCCGGTGTGGATGCTGGTGACTTCTTACGTCGTTATCTAGCTTCTAACTTCCCACAAACAGCTGCTATTGCTTCTAGACAGCAGAGGGAATCCCAAGTTGCGCCGATGCTTCCTGGTGAAAATGACTTAAAATCGATAAAGAAACCGCTTAGCGGAACACAGTACGACAAACCTGGAGTGAACTAATGCCTGGTCCTGCTGCTGCCCTTCCTGCTCTTCCTGCTGCTGGCTTAACTAAAGCTGGTCTTTTAAATTCCTTAGGTGGAAGCACACTGGCTGCAGCTTTAATCCAAGGGCTTTTTGGTCAGGGAGGCGCTTTACGTTCCACCCCGGCACAAGTAGGTACGGCAAGTAAGTTTACTATTCCACAGTCTGATGTTTTGGGTTTATACCAGTTTGTTGAAAAACAAAATAAACTTCGGGCAGCAGCCAATGCTATGGGAGCAAATTATGAATACTTGGATGCTGACCAGATCTTAGATACAACTATTGCGCGTAATAACGCTGCTCTTGAAGAAGCTGCGCGTCGAGAAGCCTACCTCGCCCGCGTTAAAGGTGAACAGCTGAATATCGGTCAAGGCATTGCTACTCTCGGAAACTTGGGCCAAGAAGGAGAAAGAACTCTTCAAACTGCAATTAATAAAGTTTTAGCTCAAGATCCAGTAGGATCTAATCAGGCACTTGCAAACTTAAGCAGAGGTTTCTGAATATTATGGCAACTTACGAAGGACTCCCTCAAGTTTTTGCTGCTTCCGTGGCTGAGGCTATGGGAGATAACCCGCTCGATCCTACTCGCTACGGCTTCAAATTTTTGCCCGAGGGGGTTGAGCGGGCTATCGAACGTGGTTACGGTCAATTAGATAAAAATGTTTTTGGCGGTTTTCTCCCTGGAGGAGCTGAAAGTGTACGCGGTAAGCTAGAGCGTTTAGAAAAAGGTGAGTTAATTCCTGCTCCTGCACAAACATTACCGGTAGATCCTTATACAGGCTCCTCAAAGATTGAACCACAACGGACAACAAGATTACCGGGTGATCAGCCGCAACCCACAACCAATGGGTTGGGTGGTTTAGTTGATGTTCTTCGAGAAGAAATACGACAAAGAGGTCAACGACAAGACCGAATTACTTCTCCTGAATACCTAGACGACGCAATGCGTCGTAGGCAACAGGAATTAGCGTACGCCACCGATCTTCTTTCAAAGGCCCAGATGGGTCAGATGAGGGAGAAGACTCGTCGTGATGTGATCGACGGGTGGCGCAAGATCCAGCAAGAGAAGATTCGCGCCAACACCGTCATGGCAACAGCCATGATGAACACCGCTTATCTCGCTGCGACTCCTAACGCTAACGTTTTAAGTGCATTAAACGTCGCATCTGACTCTGCGATGCGTGCTTTCCAACCTGGTCAAGCGGTTAACTAATCATGGGTTTCAATCTTCCTGGCGCACTTTTCGGTGGTGCTACCGGGTTTCTTTCAGGTGGCCCTGGCGGAGCTGTAGTAGGCGCACTTAGCGGCGGTCTCGGTGGGGGCGGCGGTAGTTCTCCTAGCGGTGGAGGAGGAGGTGGTGCTCAAGCCGCTATTCCTGGTGAATACTTTACACTCTATGGTGCTCAAGCTGCAGCAGCTAACGTACCGCTCACTCTTGCAGCTCAACGTTTTGCACAGCAACAAGGTGCAAACATGGGTGCCTTAGGCACTTATTTTGAAGGTTTGAGTTCTGGTCAAAAGACCATTCTCAAAGATGCTGCCACGGATTCTCAAGCTGCTCGTCAAGGGCAGATGCGAGAAGTTATGGGCATGTTGGATGCTGGTCGTTCATTGGCGACAGAAGTCGGCCAGATGAAGACGGCATCTGAGATGCTTAATCCAACGTTTGCTTCGAGAGCAGCTTCGGATTCTCTCAATGCAGATAATCGTTTAGCCGAAGCTCTCGGAGGCACCAACTTAGGCATTAAAGCTGCACAAGAAGGAGCCAAGCTCAACATTGCCCAGAAATATGCTGATGCTTTGAACTATGCGATGGGCACCAGGGCAGTTACAGAAGGTAATCTGGCGACAGGCGCACAACGTATTGCAGGTGCCCTTGCTCTTAACGACGCCCAAACCGTTAGTGATCTGACGCGTAACCAAGCAAACGTCAAAGGTAAACTTGCTTTGATTAGGGGAAACACTGCCGCCACTATTAATCTTCGTAGAGATGCTCAGGCTAGGGCAATGTCGGGTCACAACTTCTTTGCATGATCGATACTGAAGTTCAAGCCACTGTGGCTGACTGGCTGCAGTCGCTCGACAAAACCCAAAAAGACTCTTTTCTTCACTACGCAAAGAACGCGACGAGTGATATTGAGTCTTATTTGTATGCTCGTTTCATGCGCCCTTCGTACGAGGGCTCGATTGCAGATATCACTGCTTGGATTCAAGAGAAGTACCCAAAGCAGGATTTACGCAAGGTCTTGTTAATCGAGATCGATTCCTTGAAAACCGATATCGATAACGTAAGGCAGATGACCCTTACAGGGATGCTCGACCATGCCACAGCAGCGACGAAAATCAGCGTACTTCAAAAAGAACTCAGATCACATATTCAGGCCGTACGACAGCTCACTGACGGTCTTGATCGTCGCGGTCTTTTGCTTGCTGGTGCGGATCGTTGTTTACGTGAGCTTCTGAATAGTTTCGAAGACGCCCCAACCGTGGCATCCCTGTTAGAGGACGCCTCGTTAGTGGTTTGGTCGACTATCGAGCGTGAAGAGAAGTCTTGAGCAGTCGTCAAGAAATTATCGATTACATCGAGAACACAGAGTGGGATAGAGAGTGTCTACCCCACTATGGTCTCATACCTGACTGGTACTTACGCTATAACGAGCTAAGAGATCTCATTTGTGCCTACTTCCGTGGGCTCCAGGAGAGCGAGAATGTTGACGAGGGGGCACTTGAAGATACCCATGAAGGAGTCGTTGACCCCAAGAGCTAGTTCAATCTCGTCGTCTTCTTCGTTATAAATACCTCCAAAAGGCAGCACACAAGCGGGTTGTTTAGAGATTGGACGCCCTGTAACGTCTGTCCACCAGGTCAAACGGTCGTTTGTAGAACCGCTAAATAGGGCTTCAGTGCATTGACGAGTAATTTTGGTAAAGTTTTCGTCAAGCGTATACGCTCCTAAGTGGTACAGAAGGTATGTAATCTGATGTTTGCTGTCGAAGGCCATATATTTCCAGTGAAAAAATACGAGCCATTCGTTGCCGATTTTGATGGGTGATGTAGAATTAAAAGTTGGATACTCTCCAGTAACCTTTTTAAGGCTACTTGAATCGATAGTTTTGTCGGGTTGTCCAGGGGTTTTGATCGTTAGAGGGATCGTCGAATAAAGCAGACGAAGATTTTGATCTTCGCTGAAAAAACACCAGTTCTTCTCAGGTTTACCTTCAGTAAGGTTATCTCCTGCTGGTGGGTAAACACAGTCAACGACTTTACCGAAGTCGTCCACACGCCCTACACACACTTTTGGTTGATTCACCATTTTGTGCTTTGATGAGTCGTACTTGCTTGCGTAGGAACTCGTGATGAACTGCAAGTAGAGATTGTCGTCAGGAGCGATAAAGAGACGTGGATCCTCGTAGCTAAGCCGATGAGGATTTTCGCGAATTTTCTTCGCTCCGATAATTGTTTCGTCCCCGATCAACTCACCAACATAAACCTCAGTAGGAGTGTTGTTGTAGTAAAAATATTTGCTGTCGTGCCTAAATGTGAAAGCCTCTGGTTGGTTTCTCCAGGTGATCAAGCGATGACCCTTGTGAGAAATTAAACAGGGACTGAAGTTTGCTACTGATTGATCAGGCAGACCGTATTTGATACGTGTGAACGTACCTCCGATGTCCGACGCTTGCTGATAAACCGTGGGATACCCTGACCCTGAACGAATGTCGACCGGGTGCTCGACGTAGCTGAGCATAGTCTCGTAACGTGCTTGCTGAGTCACTTGAGCACCTCCATAGCTTTGGCAAAACCTTCAGCAACAGCTTCCCAGCGGTACTGGGGGTTTTGGGTCACTCTGTAACAATCGTCTGCAACTTTTTGGCGATAGGTTTCGTCCTCGTAAAGATCTGTCAGTAGTTTTGCGGCATGCTTGTAGTCGATAATGCCGCGCTCAACGTTTAGATCTTTGTCGTTTACCCAGGCTCCGATATCAATAAGTAATGCGCTTCCGTTCCAGATGTCCTTACAGGAAGTATGGTTAGGCACTACTTGCGCTTTACGACACATCGCGTGTTCGAAAGGAACTAAACCCCAGCCTTCACCGTTTGCGGTGTTAATACCAACGTCGCAAGCGTTGTAGATGAGATTAAGTGCTTCGTCTGGTGGAGCAGCGTGATAATTCATATTTGGAGTCAAAGCCACTCGTTGAGTCGGGTCTACCCCTCGTCTACGAAGCTCTGTTTCAAGCAGTTCTTTAATGTGCCAGCCAAGGTCTTTCTCAGCCATGTTTAGGTAGAGAAGAGCATCTTCTTTATCTACACAGAACTCAGCAAACGCCTTAATTGTCTGGTCGATACATTTACGTGGCTGATTACGGTTGCCGTTGAAGACAATGAATTTGTCTTGAGGTAATCCGAGACGTTTGCGAGCTTCGGTTTGATCGATCTCAAAGAACTTGTCACGGTCTAGCCCATGGGGAACCACTCCCATTTTCTTGGGTTGAACTCCGTGGGCCATCAAGCGTTGAGCTTGCTCAATGGTAAAGGTGATCGCAAAATCCCAGTCTTTGATGTACCGAAGCATAGGCATCGGATACCACTCAGAATCGGTAGGGAAGTATGCAATAAATTTAAAGTCGAACTGAGCCTTGAGAAAGTGAATGCGTTCCCAGATCTGGTTACAGATCCAGATGTCGTTTAAACAGATAAAGAAGTCAGGTTTTTCTTTTTCAACAATTTGCTGAATGCGTCCCACCCCGAAGCGATCTCCAGGGTTGTGGGCTGATGCAGGGTAAATTTTGAATGGATAGTCGTGAGGATCTCCTTGGTAGTTAATTCCATACACCACGACTTCATTATCTTTCTTTAAATGGTTCAGAACGCTATGGGTTACACGAGCGAAGCCAGTATTAGAAACAGCATCACCGTACCAGAGTATCTTTGCCATACAGAGTTAGAATTTCGCTAACAGTATACGAGCAGTCTTAAGAAAATGCCTAGTAGAGAAACTTACGCATATCGACGTGCTCTTAAAGCACGAGCACAAAGGGCTATCGATAGTAATGACTCTGCGATAGATAGTGTTTTTCATCGTGCTCAGGATGACTTTTTGACATTCTGTACACTTCTTGATAAACCTCCAGCGAAGCATATGCTGGAGTGGCATCAGGAACTGATTACAGGAGACAGCAATAAATATCTAATAGATATCGCAGGGCCAAATCTTGATATTCTGAGCCCCCGAGGTTCGGCTAAATCGACTGTCCTTAACCTATTTACAGCTTGGGTTATCGGTAAGCACACAACTGCACAACGTCCTCTGCAGATTATCTATTGTTCTTACAACATCGCTACTGCTATCCCCAAGAGTCGAATCATCAAGCAGATCATCGACTCATCCACGTTTAAAAAAATATTTCCAAAGGTAAAGCTCAAAGCAGGTATGCAGAGCGACATCGGTTGGTCAATCGACTTTGACTACGCCGGAATCGACAGGATCGGTGATGAAGAATTCACACTTCGTGCAGCAGGTCTTCGAGGATCTATTACCTCGAAAAGGGCACACCTCGTGATCGTGGATGACCCCATTAAATCAAGCTCTGACATCAAAAACCCCGCTGTACGGGAAGAGATGAATAACAACTGGTCGTCAGTTATCGCTCCGATTGTTTTTGAGGGTGGCCGTTCGATTTGTCTAGGCACGAGATTCCATCCTTTGGATATCCACAAGACCATGTTTATCCCTAAAAAAGGCTGGAAACAGGTGGCTCAGGAGGCCCTTACGTACGACAAACAAGGTGAACCTGTCAGTTATTGGCCTGAGCAATGGTCTGTTAGTTACCTTATGGGTCAAAAAGAATTAGATCCTGTTGCGTTTGCTTACCAGTATCAGCAACAGCCGGTGATGACATCTGATCTTGTTCTTTCACCTGATCTTCTTGTTAAAGGCGAAGTTGAAACTGAGTTCGACACCCTTGCAGTCGGTATCGACTTGTCAGCTAGTAAGAATGAGACTTCTGACTACACAGCTTTTGTTCTAGGAGGACGACTAAAGGATAAATATTTCATTATCGACTCTCATCAGGTCAGGTCGATTGGAAACTTAGAAAAAATCGATTTGCTGTGCGACATGCTTGTGGAATGGGGAATCCTAGAGCTACAAGGTGATCAGTATTTTCCGACTTACTCAACAATCACACTTGTAGTTGAAGCAGTTGCATATCAGGCGTCACTTGCGGCGGATTTAAAACGTGTGCTTCTTGTTGAGCGAGGGTTAAGCAACTTAAATATCCACGAAGTTAAAGGGTTTAGGGGCGACAAGATCGCCAGGTTCAGAGGCACCCTTGGAATTTTAGAAAACAAAAAAGTTACCTTTAATAAATACCGTAAGTTCGATGCTTTAATGGATCAGATCGTGAACGTCGGTGCAACATCTCACGATGACTTGCTCGATGCTTACACGCATCTGATTAACTACCTCCAAAGACGAGGCAACTACAACGTCGAGTACTGATGCAATCTATTTATATAGCCGTCACTGCCCACAACCCCCTTGCTCGTATCGAGAAGACACTTGCTGCCCTACGAGCTTACGAAACTCTACCTCTGAGGGTTTATGTAGAGTTTTTCATCGATCACGAGCACTCGTATGATCTTGACGAATTCTCTTTAATTGTTGGAAGTCATGTTCACCTCGACAGGGTTAGCTTCACAGTCGCAGATGAGTCCTACGCAGGCTTCGCACTTTGTTGGGCTCACAAACCCAGTTTTGTAAAAGCAGTAAGAGATAAAAAATATGACTTTTATATGTATTCAGAAAATGATATGCTCTTTGGCTCTAAACAGTTCGTCTACTGGCGTGATTACAAAGATGTGCTCAAACCTTTAAATCTTGAGCCTGGTTTTTGCCGATATGAAGAGTACAGAGATCTAGATATACCTTTTGATAATTACAAAAAGTGGGACCTTTATGGACTTACCCCCGATGTGTGGGGTGATATCCCTTACGAATGCGGGACGATACTGACGCCAAACGACAAGAACTTTATTGGCTTCACATCTCTAGGCAACCCTTACGCAGGTTTGATGATTCTCGACCAGGAAGATGCTGAGAAATATATAAAAAGTGAAAGCTGTCATCCTCAACTGAGTCACCGTGTGGTCGGCAAACGTAACTGGCCGATCGCTGACCGAAGTTCTATGGGTTTAGCTTTTGAGGGTTTGAAACCGAACCAAGAGCACCGTCGAGTTGTGCCGTTAATTAAATGCGGTGATTCAGTTCAGATTCACCCGTGCGGTTTGGTTAGACATCTTGATGTTAAATACTCCCCTGCTTTATACGAAGGATCAGATACCATTCATACCGAAAACATGTTTTTGACGTAATGGAAGCAGTAAACCATCCCGCACACTACTCACAAGGTGACATCGAGTGCATAGACGCGATGATGTCAGCAGCAGGTGTTGAAGGGGTCAAGTCTTTTTGCCACCTCTCTTGCTTTAAATACCTCTGGCGGTTTCAACACAAGAACGGAGTAGAGGACCTGAAAAAAGCTCAGTGGTACTTGAGTAAACTTATCGAAATAAGCACGTTAGACTGATAAAAAAATAATCCTTCATGGACATCCGCGCTTTTGGGACGGTATACGGACAGACTTCTCGACTGCCGATGTGTAGTGGGTTTGTTTGGACGCCTGCTGACGGTGAGACGACTTTTGGTACTTGTAGGGCACTTTTTGTTGAATCAAAAAGCACCCCCGGAACTGATGACTTTTATGTTCGCTTAAACGACATGGCTGTTAACGAGTACCTCCACGTAGAAAATGTTGCTGGTGACATGCAGCTGGAGTGGGGTGCCGTAACATTAAGTGGCGGATCTGTTAACGGCGTTGTCGTTCTTTACTAATGAGCGATTTTCAAGAGTTCGGTAATATTCTCGCCAAGAGGTACGCCCAGGCGGTCGGTGCTGCAAATAAACAGAGAGCACAAGAGCAACCTGTAACTGAAGACTTTGAGTCTTACGAACAAAGTAGTTTTAACCAAGAGGTGGGTGGTCCCACACCTCCGGAAATGCCTTCGACTAACGACGGAGCTGCACAATTTCAAACAGAATCCATTCCTCCAGAAGATCAGGACACAGAAGATATGAAAAACTTACTTCTTGAAAGAAGTAAAAAACGTTTTGCCATGGGTGATGCAGAGCAAAATTGAGGTAACATACTGCTACTAAGCTTTGGCGCAGTGCTGATCGATTGCTTTCCTTACTTCAACGAAAGAGAGATTCTTGAGCTTCGCGTAGAAACCCTTAAAGACCATGTAGATGGTTTTTTAATTACAGACGCAAACCGCACACACAGAGGTGATCCTAAAGAATTCACTTGCGTAGAAACCATTAAGGAACTGGGTCTGCCTGAAGAAAAGATTCAAGTTCTGCACGTAGAACTACCTTCTTACGAAGAAGCTCCTGACCCATGGGTACGAGAGCGAGGACAGCGAGATGCTCTGAGTGTGGGTTTATTCATGTTGCCCGATGACGCTTATTTCATATGTAGTGACTGTGATGAGATCGCAAACCCAGAAAAACTGAAGGAGATTAAGGAAGCAGTTGATACTCACTGTGATAAGACTGTCAGATTATCTATGTCTATGCATTACGGAAGAGCCGACCGCCAGCTCGTCTCGCCTGAAGGAGAAAAGTTCGATTGGCGGTGCGGCACTGCGGCGACTGTCGGTCAACTAAGAGATTTTGGAACTCTTTCATCGTTGAGGGCTACTACGAATAACTGGTATGTAGGCGACCGAGATGCAGGTTGGCACTTGAGCTGGATGGGCGACAGCGATCGTCGTAAAACAAAGCTTCGTAATATCGCGGAGTATTACATTTGGGATAAACCAGAAGTTCAGAAACTATGTGATGATTTTGTGCCAAAAGAAGGTAACACAGACATGCTAGGACGTGAGGATCACTTAATTACGTCTTATCCAGTTTCAAAACTTCCAGAGGCAGCCCTTAGAATAGAGCGAGTACGGAACTACCTCTTACCTGACGGTCAAGAGGTCTAATAAATAATGACAGCCTCTGTTGACGTCCGTAATCAGTTTGAAGAGATTCTTGAGGCCGCTCGAACTCAAGATCGTTCGAATCAAGCTGCCACGATGGTGGTCTTAAGCCACCTTCAACAAATGACCCTCTTGATGATCAAGAAGGGTCTGTCTTTTTATTGTGATCAAGATACTTATAAAAGCAGAACCAAGTTTATCCACGACGTTATTGAGTTAAACCGTCTTGATATAAGATTCCCTGCAATTATTAGAAACTTTTTGATTGATGGGTGCGGTCTTTTTTACTTTCGCCCAGATCCAAAACTAAAGTATCAGATTTATTTCTTCAACAAGAAACAATATCGTGTGTATCACGATGCTAATGGTCAAATTGACGAAGTTGTTATTCTTTACGATTACAAGGTAAAGAACAATAACTTGGGTCTACCCAGTGATGTTTACGGTCAGAACAAACGTTACGTTCGTCTAAGCATCACCGCTAATGAGATTACTGAAAACGAGTCCGACACTGAGCTTAGTTTTGAGCTTGAGCCTGGTGGAGTGCTTACTGCAGATCGAAAAAGACCTAATCAACTTGGATTTGTCCCTGCTGTTGAGGTTTTAAACAAGCCCAACGCCAGTGGTACAGAAGGAGAGGGTGATTTTGACCCCTTCATGGAGCAGATTGTGCTTCATGACCAAATGATTAAGAATATTTCGAAAAATATTGAGTTTTTTGGTAACCCAACTCTGATTTCAAGCCGTCCGCGCTCCGATTTAGTCGAAGCTTCGGACTCTGGAAGCACTTTTAGACCCACAATCAGCTCTCAGTCTGGTTTTGCGGGTCAAAATACGCCTTCAACACGGGTTGCGGAGCCTTTTGGCTCTGCTATGGGTGGTGGTCTGCGTGTTCCACGCATTATTGCCAACGTTGAGCCTTCTGATCGAGTCGGTTACATGACTCCGGACCCGATCAGTGGTGATATGAACCGTTACGCGCTTCTTTTACGCGAAGAAATTCGTACAGCGCTCGGCGGAGTCGATGAAATCTCTATTTCGGCAGGCGCTACTGCTACGGAGATCAAAGGCTTGATGGGTCGCGCTCAAGCGACTGCTACAAGGAAGAATAAGAGCTTTTTGACCTACGGTTTCTGTTCTCTCTTGGAGATGATGCTTTATCACCAAGAAACAGTTTTCCGTGAGTCATTTATCGCGGCTCTTAACTTAAAAGAACCTAAAGAACCTCAAGAAGTTACTGAAGAATCGGTTGAAAGGTTCCGCAAGGCCCAGATTCGATTCGAAACCAAGCTGAATCAAGAGATGAAGAAGGCACTTACTGAAAATAAAGTGCCTCGTGGTGTTATTGGTTTACCAGAAGATGGTGACCGTAATGTCAGCTACAGATACCAGGGTGATGTCTACGAAGACACTGCTTATGACGTCCTACAAAAGTCAATGGTCGTCCGCAACATGCAGGAATTGGGTGTTGAGAGTGTAGAAGCTCTTAAATACCTTTTCCCTGATAAAAATGAGTCTGAACGTGCCGAAATGTTGAAAGGATTTCCTTTCAGAATGGTCGGACAAGTTCAGTCGTCAATGCAGCAGTTCCTGGTATTATTAAACCAGATGTTGCAGTCTCCGCATCCTCTTGCGCCTGATCAACCTTTAGCGGCTGATCCTAGACTGAATATCACTCCGCTCCTTTACAGGACATTCGATCACCTTGCGGAAGAACTAACTTACTCGGGTAGCTATGAGCCAGCAGATCCAAGCTTCAACCCCGAGCCCGGTCTCCCCGGCGGCAGCCCCGGCGGTAATCAGCGACCAGGGCTCGACAACCGTCTCTCCGCAGCAGTGGGTGGTCCAAGGAGCTACCCCGGCGGTAGCTTCGGTTCCTACAGCCCAACCGCCGTCCCAGGTGGCACCGGCTTCGGATCCTTCTATCAATCCCCAGTACAACCCGTCAACGTACAACTCCTCCCCGAGCAACCCTTGGGAAGCAGCGATGGGTTCCCTGGAGCGGGTGCTAACCTCCCAGTCACCATCCCTCAGCCAGGCAGCACAGTATCAGACCCAGGCACCACAGCAGGCTACAACACAGATCAGTCAGCCTTCGCAGGTCCAGCCTTGGGCTTACCAGCAGCCGGTTCAGCAGACCTCGCCTACCAGCGTCTCACAGACCCCGATTTCTTATCAGGATTCTACGGACCAGAGCCTAAGCGAGGCAAGCGCCGAGGTCGTTCGTAACTTCGGAATCGAGGCCCCTGGAATTTTGAATGCTTACGCGTGTGCCCTCGAGGACATGCTCGTTGAGCAAGCTCAGAAGACCGACACGGTGCTCGACGTCGCCGCCAGTATGGAAGAGATCCTGACAGATCCCGACCACCTGGCCGACTACACCGATCGTTACTTTACCGAAGTGGTCCCTGTTGATATCGGGGATGACTACGAGATGGAGTACGACCCCAACGCTGCTGCTTACCAACAGCAGTACGACATGCCTGCTCCTCCTGTAGGCGCAGCTGGTCAAGGCGGCGTTCCCAATGGTCAGTCCTGGGAGCAGTTTGGTGAAGTGATGAGCCGTTCTCCTGAGAACGCTTGGCGCGTCCTGAGCCAGATGCAACCTGAAGCTTTACGGAGCAAACTCCTGTTCATGGAACCTTCCTGATTACCTTTAAAAAGGAAGAGAACCAACCCTGTCAGTCACGCCATCTGACAGGGTCTTTTTTTGCCTACACTTAGGAAAAGACCTTAGTTATGAACCGTCGCAGAGAGCCACGTCGTAGAGATGGTCGTCGTCACGATGGTCGACGCAAATCTTCTCATGTCAGGCAGTCGGCTTGGGCAACTGTGCGTGAACCTGTAGAAGAGCAGCAGCTCGTGGAAGCACCAGAGTCGTTTGATGAAAATATTACTCTTTAATTTCTTTAGAGAGTTTTTTATGGAGAACTTTTTCAGCAGTGCTCATTAGTCTTATACCGCAGTAACCACCGATAAAAGCGATTGCTACCGACTCGGATTTGCTTAGCTTGAATCTTTCTGACACTGCAGGAGACACAAAAACAGCAAGAGCCCAACCTACGCAAAGTGCTCTTGCAAAATGAAAAACTATGTCTTTACCTTTTTTTGGGTGAACGATGGATTCGCTGACGGAGCCTGCCACAGATCCTCCTGCGATGTCACAGTCAATCACAATGACGTCGAGGATCTTATCAAGCATTCATCCTCTCTGTCTTTATAAATGATAAACCGATTTAGAGTGAAAGAAATGACTAAACAGTATGACTTACGCTGCTTTAACAAACTGGCGTTACGACAAAAATATTTACCATCAGATCCAGTCCGGTCCTCAAAGAACTTCTAACGATTTAGATCTTACCGACACTTATGTTTTGACTTCGAGTGGGTATGTTTATGCATCCGGAGAACAACAGACTTATGTAGCGTTGACTGAACCAGGTGCAAATTTTGGTGTTGTAACTCCTGGACCGCCTCAGGCTTTTCCCGCTGATTTAGGAATCGAAACTACTTCTTACCCAGAAACAAAAACTTTAGAAGTCACAGTTGTAAGCGACGGTGGAAATAAGTTTGCTATTGACGGTGTGTCTCAAAAAAGTCTTACTCTGATTCAGGGAAGCACGTACATTTTCGATTTATCAGATACAAGCACAAGCAGTCATCCATTTCGTTTAAGTGAAACTGACTACGGCATTTGGGCAAGTGGTGTTGAATTTACAAACGGAGTAACGACTTCTGGAGTTCAAGGTAACCCAGGCGCGTATTTACAGATCGTTGTTCCTGAGGGGCAACAAGGAGCTGTTTACCCTTATTGCACTGTTCACTCAGGGATGGGTGGATCGGCTGTTTATTCGTTTAATGCGCCTCCATATAACTTACCCATTTACCAGAGCACAGAATGGCGAGCTGTTCCTCCGACGATCAGCGGTTATTGGACTAATTATGACAACTACGAGCAGCACGCTTCTGGTGTACTGACGGTTTACAACGGTTATCGCCGTCAGGCGATGATTAGCACTGCGAACGCGACAGTTCAAACAGCGTTTGGCCCGATTCCTGGAGTGAAAAGTATCGGAGCTTATACGTATTGGAATGGAGCACACCCTTCCTCACAGGGTTACGACCCCTTTAATACTCCTTTTGGTCAGGACGCTTTTAATGGCGGATCTACAGGAGGCGCAGGTACGTACCCCCGTGGGGGTTATCCGATGCTGTACAACACCGCCGTATCAGGGCAAAGCAGAGCCAGCTGGGAGTATGCGCCGCCGGTATATTGTCAGACTTTTGCATCAGCCGAGAGATCAAATGTTCCAGGAACAATGAACGACGTAATCAGGGGAATGTACCGAGGTAGAGCATCTACATACGTTCCTAATTACGGTGCTGCTTATGGTGTTCTTGGAGAAGGTGTACGAGGCATGGTTCGAACATTCAGCTCAAGCGTCAATAGCTCGAATCAGAAAGGTATTTAACGCTAAAAACGCAACACTTATATACTGACTTTTACAAATCTCCTTTATGATTACAAAGTAGTTTCTACGGAACTTATCGATGTTCATCGATAATGATTTTCCGAAGATTCTCGGTGCCGAGTTATATCGGCCTCACCCGGCTTACATCGTGGAAATGGCGGCTGAGCCCGTCGTTGTCCATGACTTCTCTAAACAGCCTGGTCAGACGGTTCAGCTTGACCGTTACCGGTTCTTCGGAAACCCCGGCTCTAAGGAGTCCCGCGAGCGGACTGCTGAGCAGACGATCGGTACGGCCAACAGCCGGAACATTGTCAAAGACAAAGTTTTGGTGACTCTTCGTGAGTACACCGGACCTGCAGACCCGAACGATCCCACCCAGCCTTCTACTTTCAAGATTGCTCGGGAAACCCTGATCACCGCGCAGCGTCTGCTGCTCGATACAGGCAACCTGACCACCTTCCACCAGTCAATCGGCAGCCTGACCCTGCTGGACGACTATAGAAGGTGGCGAGATCGGGTGTTTATTAACGAACTCCTGAAAGCTGTTTCCAAGGGTCAGGCTTCTGACTCACAGGGTGGTTACTACTTCCCTGGCGACCTGGCTACCGGCGCTCTGACCTACACCAACGCTGAGCAAGCCAAATTTGACGTTAAGGACGACCTCCTCCGTGTGGTCAAGTCCCTGCGTAAGCGCAACACCCCGACCTACCAGGACGGCTTCTATCGTTGCGTTTGTGACCCCACTTTCTTGATGCACTTGCGTCAGAACAGTGACTTCCGTGAGGTGGCCCGCTACCCCGGTAACGGTCAAATCAATCCCCTCATGTCAGCTATGCAGCCTAACGCTGCTATCTACATGGGTCAGGGCTTCGGCCAAGCCAGCTTCGTGGCTGGTGAGCCTATTATGCCTACGGGATTTGTCTTCGAGGGCGTGCGATTCTTCGAATCCACCAACATGCCTTCCCAGACTCAAAACGCTACCATCGCTGGTGCCGCCGCAGATTACAACGCTGCGATCGGTATCTTCTTCGGCCCGCAATCTGTCGGCGTCGGCATCGGTGGCAACAACGCTCAGGTGCTTCTGAACAACAACGACGATTTCAGTCGTTTCATTCAGATGATCTGGTCGCTGTATGCAGGTTTCGAACTGCTTAACGCAGACTTCGTGACCGTTGGTTACTCTTTCGACGCTTGAGGAGGTAACTAACAATGGCAATCAACTCTAACCAGCTTCACGTTGCCAAGATCTATCCTGGCAACTACACCAACGTTCTTCGTTACTGGCACGAAGAAAAGACGATTCAGTATCAAAACGCCAATGGCGTCGATACTAATCTGACCAACCAGCCCGTCGGCGGCCCTGTCGGTGTTGTTTTCCAGCCTGGCTGGATCGCACAACAGGCCGTTGGTTACGTGGACATGAGCTACCAGGCTCTGGGCACGTCTAACCAGATGAGCTACTACACCAAGCCTTATGGCTCTGGTCAGAACAGCGCTGAGCAGCCTTTCCTGAACGCTGACGTCATCGTTCCTTCTCCCGACTTCCATAAGGATGTCCGGGCTGACATCACCGATGGCATCAAGGTTCCGGCTACTGCTTACGTCTATCGCGCATCCCTGCGTCTCAGCGGCGGTGACCTCGTTAGCTCCGGTGTTGCCGGTACTGACGCCACCCCTGAGCTGACCCTCGTTCCCGCTGTGGGCGAAGGTCTGAAAGACGACGGCACTGTCGTTTCTGGTCAGTTCGGTGTCACCCTCACCGGCTCCAACAGCGCTATCGCTAACGGCAGCACTGCTTCCACCAACATCATTGACTCCAGCAGCCTGGCTGCTCTGGGTTCTGAAACTCAGTGGAAGCTGTTCACCACGACCGACCTGGGCGGCGTTGCCGGTTCCGGTCTGGCTCAAGGCTCTGGTATCTATGATCCCCGCGCTGCAGCCAACAAGCTGTCTGGTGACGACAAGGCTCTCGCAATCTGCGAAGTCTGCTGGATCATCCCCGATGAACCCCCCGAGCGTCAGGACGTTGCTCTGCAACCCGACGGTCTGGTTGAGTCTTCGACCTACACCAGCACCTCCCCTTCCTGATACTCTTAGGACGGACGAGAACAGACCTCTCCTTCGGGAGGGGTCTTTTTTTGTGTTTATTTAATAATCAGCACTGTTAAATATTTATAGGTGTTCTAGCCTACATCAGGCATAGTTTTAAACACTATGGATGAGGTTTCAAGTCTTTCACTTGAAAGAAAAGAGTGTGAAAAGTGCGGTGCTTGTTGGTTAAACGGACAGCACTACTGGGCCACGGGGGCAAAAGGGAACGAGAAAGACTTAGCCGGTTTAGTTTGCAATAAGGCTAACGACCCCAAATGCATAAACCCTCAGAAAGGTTCTGAAGGAGGAGACACTTGGGAGAAGCGAATGAAATTTTTAGAGAATCTTGAGAAGGTTAAAGAGCAACGCTTCGGACCCATGTGGGACGCAGGTATCTCAGGCGAAGATAATTAAAAACGAGGCATAAACATCGGACCCCCGATGGAAGGTGCCATGGGTACATATTTTGGTGTATCCATGTTTAACGCTTTTATTCCATCTTTTACAGCCTCTTTTGCATATTCAACATCTTCACCTTGTGGGTCAAATGTCCCTTGACCAATAGCCTGAGAGGCATATCTCAGATAATTAGCTGGATCAAAAACTTCTGCTCCTCTTTGAAGCCTTCCCAAAGCTGAGTCTGGGTCTCGTTCGGCTGCGTTATATAAAAATCTTGAAGCTTGAAGTAATTGAGCGGGAATGTCGAGACCGCCGGTAAGTACAGATGTCGCTAAATCACCTCCGCCAACGATCAATGAATTCAAAGCTCTTTGATTCGGGTCAGGTTCTCTTGGGTTAGCAAAGAGTTCTACAGCGGGTCCAAGGGAATCGAGTATCCCTGGTAAAGCCTTTCCAGCTAAACGCCTGGTTCTAGATCCAAAAGATTCTTGAACAGGCATTACAGTTTAAAATCTCTCACCATTTTAATGCATCCTGATATAAGCTACTGCTCGTATAGTGATTGTTATGACCAGCAAAATCTACACACCCAGTGGTATTAAAATCACAGTCCTGTCAATTCATGACGACGGTGAGTACTACATGGTTCGCTCTGACACATCAGGGAAAGTGTTTTTTGCACATAAAGATCAAGTCAACGACCCTCCCGAAGAAGATAAAGGTTATGACGAGGGCGTCAATCAAGGGCTTTCACGCCGTGGACGCAGAAAAGTTTCTCAACCGAAGTCTGAGAAGAAGGTCGTTGTCAAACCCCAGGTCCCTACTGACAACCGGATCAACCTCAACACCTTGACTGCTGAGGGGTTAACTCAGGTGCTTCCAGGCGTTGGTATTAAAACTGCAAAAGAAATTATTGACCTTAAACAAGGTCTTCCAGGTGAAAAATTCACCAAACTGGATCAACTTAAAGCCGTAAAGCGGATTGATTGGGATGAAGTTTTTGCTACTGGAGATGTGTTTGTAGAATAAAAACATATATGTTTTATAAACCGTGGCGCAGTTAACCCAAAACGAACTAGAGCAGATCCAGAGTTATCTGGCTCAGCAGGGTGTAACTTTCAACGCCACGACGACCGACGCTTCAAAGCGTGAGGTTATTTACGCTGCGATCAACCAGATCACACGTAACCCAGCTCAAGTATTTGGTTACAAACTAGATGACTACAATTTCAGTCGTGTTGCTTATCACCTTGCTTATAACATCGCTACTGTACCTGCGGGTGATTACGCGAGACTTGTAGAAGCGTGTAACAGCATTCCAAGTGAATACTACAACGACAAGATCGTACAACAGATCGAACGTTGTGAAGAAGCTGAGCGTCTTACCGAGTTAGCGACAGGTAAAGCCACAAGCCGTCAGGAAACGATCCTTGGTGACGTTTCGCGTTCGATCAACATTCAGGACAAACGTGAAACCGCTCGCGTGTGGCGCGAGAACTACTTATATGAATGCGATCGTTTAGCACATATGCTTTACGTTCCTAACTATCGAGACCCCGTTGCCTCTCGTTATCGCTTTGAGCGTTCAGGCGGTGAGTTTATCCAGGCTATTCCTGGTCCTCCTGATGTATCACGCTCTGACAGAATTTATTTTAGAGATAATTGGCGCTAAACTTACCTTATAAGTTATCGGCTTGGCCTCGTGAGTATTAATCCTAAGCGCTTAAGAACGCCTGGCTCTCAAGGTTACGGTGACGCTTTGGAATTATTCCGGCGTATGCAGAAAGGGGGACCAGAAATGGTCACCTCTGTCGGAGAGATGCTCAGGAATAGTAATCTTCCAGGCGCAAGGGAACTTGGAGATACTCTGGTTAATTTCGGTGTTGGTGGCCCTGAAGCAGCACAAAAACTACGTGCTGCTCAGCGTGCAGCTCAACCCACTCGAATCGGTGAACAAGTTCGTGATGCAGGCGGCATCACAATGGGTCAGCGCTCAGTTCCGACCCGTGCAGATCTAGGCGCTGCACCCGAGCCCGAGTTCCCTGTGCCTGCGGGTTCCCCTGAAATTCGTCGACTTCAGCAACTCCGCCGTGAGATTGGTCCGATGCAAGGACCGCGTGAGTCAACTTCTGCTGATTACATCTTCCAACCAGCAATCCGTGGTATGCGGAACCCACAGGGTTCAGTAGCTCCCGGCACGATGTTTTCTCAAACCGGAAGAGTCACCGAACCTGGTACAAAAATCGGTGGCCGGATGATGGAAGGTTCTTATCCGAGTACTCCTCGTCGGGCAGTTGTTCGTGAAACCGAAGTTGAAGTTTCTCCTGGTCAAGGAGAACTCCCTCTCGATTTCCGGTCAAATCGTGAAGTTATGAGCGAGTTTGACCCTATGACCGCTCCTGGTATGGGTGGTCGAAGACCTGCAGAAGGCATTATTACGGAGTTTGACCCTAGTGCATTAGTAAGATCACCCGGCGGACGATTGACTACTAATGACATCGCCCGCATGCGAATGGAACAAGATCCAATGCGTCCCATAGGTGTTCAAGTGATCGATTTAGATGAACTTTATGGAAATACACGTATGCCTAGGACACCAAGTGTTGATCCCAAACGGGGTCCTAATATCCCGCCGCAAGTTGATATGGCATTGCGAGGTGCCGGGGTGCTTGGTGGAGCTGTTGCTTTAGGTGCCCTTGGAGAACAACTTGGTAATAAATTAGATAACGTTTTTGCTCCTGAAGGTGCAATGCCTCCGACGGGGGAAATGTACGGACCACCTGTTCCAGCACCGACCCCTGTTCCAGCACTGACCCCTGAAGAGTCAGGTGCCCTCGCCACTGACATCGAGAATAAGATCACGGCCATTCAACAATCAGATCCTGTTTCTGCTCAGGTTGTGCGTGCTATGGCTCCTAAATCACCGGAACAGTACGCCAACATCGGTGATTACTACGCTGATCGAGCCCGCTTCGTTCAATCCCTTCAACCAAGAGAAGAGGGTAGTGCGTTCCAAACTGTTGTGGACTCAATCAAAACAACAGCGGCGAATGAAGAAATGGCTGCAAATTTAGCAGCATTTGCTAGAGCCAACCCTCAAATGGCTTACGAAAATATGCTTCGTCAGGGTCTGATTAACCGTGAAGGTCAGTTGGTTTCACCTGAAATGAATCAGCAGAGCCAGTCAGTCACAAGCCAGACTTACGGATCTTCTCTGGGTACAAACAACGAAGCAAATGCATTAGGTCAAGCCAATGCAGCTGCGTCTCAGATGTACACGGGGGATTTCAATAATGATCTGGAAGCAGCCGCTGCGATTCAGAAAAACAACGAACTGATTGCAGCAGCAGCTCCGATTGAGTACGGCAACCTTCAGCGTCCTGACCAGTTCCTCGGTCAACAGATGGCAATGCGCATGGCCGGACGTATGGGAGGTATGAGCTGATGGGTATCGAAGAAATCACCAAGTACATAAACTTGGCATCGAATGTAATTTCAGGTGTGGACGACGTAGTCCGAGCTTTCCAGGACAAACCACGCAGACGTTCTTTCCAAAATCAGCTTACAGGTCCAACACGTTACGAGGATCCAAACTCTCTCGAAAACCTTCTCAGACAAGCTGGATACACTCTAGATCCAGCAGAGGAGCAGGATGCTGATGGCAAAACTCCTCAAGAAAAATTAGAGGAAAAAATGATCGGAAAGGCTGTTCAAGATGACCCAGAACTGAACCTTGACGCTATTGCTTCGTACATGGATGCAGTTCGACCGATTCGAAGGGAAGATTTTTATCGCCAGTAAGTTAAAGAATAAACTCGATAAAGATTGACTGCTAAGATTAACTCAGTGATCGTGAGCTAAGGGCTTTGGCTAGTACATCCACCAATAAACAGCCCATGATGGTTGATCGCCCCTTTTTTCGGGGTGCTCGACTTAACAGCACGACACCTGTTGTCGACGTAGTTAATCCTAATTTTTCCAACCTTGTACAACTCGTCCGTGTGGGCGACCTCCCGTCTGAAGACGGAGCGGTAATTGAAGATCTTTTTGTTACTTCTAAAGAGGCTTATCCTGACGACAGCGGTACTCGTGCTGCTTCGTTCGGTGTTTATGTCTATGCACCTAACCAGTCAGCTCCCTCAACGGCAGTTCCTCTTCAGATCGCTGCATTCACTGTGGGTCTCTCAGGTAGCACATTTGGTTTAATCCAACGAATCGAACTTCCTAAAGTCATTGCGCCGACTCCTGGTGTTGGTTTTACGAACCAGACACGTCCTATTGAACTTGGTGCTTCGGAAGCACTTTACCTTGAGAAAGGTTATATCCTCTGCGTCGGTCAGATTCCTGCACCAGGCATCGCTGTTTCTGGCGGAATGAGCGCATCAGGTATTGATATTTTCGCGCAAGGCGGCTTCTATTGATTCGTGTCTAAAAGGAAAAAGGGTTCTGATTACTTCGGGTGGGACAACCACTCGCCAAAAAAATCTAGTTTTTCCTTCGATAAAGTTCCTGGAGCTACTTCGGCATCAGCTTTAAACAGGTCGATGCCTTGGCATCAAAAATTTAGACCTGACCAACAGCTAAAAGATTTCAGTCTCCTCTTCGATTACAGCTACTCGTCGATGTGGTCGAGATGGCGAAGGGGATATGAACTTTATATGTACACGAACCAAGCCCTTGTGGGTCTGAACTACACGTTCAGATACGCAATGAACGGGCAAGCAGGTTCTGGCGGTACAGAGATCCCAGGTCTGATGTACATGTATCCATCGTCCGAACAGGACATGGGTATGCGTATGACAGTAATTAAACCTCGTGACAGCATTAACCTTCTTGACTTAGGTCTAGCTGTCAAAAGTGTTTTTGATTATGACGTTGCTAACAAAATTATCGGTGTAGAACTCACAAGTAATTTTGGAGCACCCGTTTCTTTGATGACGGGAGAAGTAGTCTCTGACCGTTTTCAGGCAGACGGCACACCTAAAACTACATACAGCAACTATACAGTCGTAGCAGTCGGAACTAAAGCCGGAGGACCCGCTATACCCCAGGAAGCTGCGACTCAGGACACACTGTTTTTGTCTATGACTGCGGACACCAGTTGGACGACGATTGAAGACGAGAGTTTTATTGTTCCTGCTAACTCAGTCCCGGTAGTCGGAGAATTTCTTTCTTCTGCTATGAGGTTTGGATGCAACTGCCCAGACTACCTAGGAAGAGAAGATTTTAACTTATACAAATACGCTCAGAAAAGAAACTATCCCTTTACGCCCACGCAAGATTTAAAACCTGGTATCTATGACCCAGGTAATGAGACTTACGGGGGAGAACGACCAGTAAACACGAGAGACTTTCCAGGTTTTGCGAGAGATTTTGGTTTCATATATACAAAGCAACTTTTAGACATAACTAATTACAAAGACAACGCTGGTTCTTCTTACTCAGATCCAAATGTTTTGTTTTTTCAGCCACGGTTTTGTAAACACATTTACGCATCGTGGTGGGATATGCAGAACAGATTCCCCAACTACAAATACCTTGCACCGTTCCTAGCACAACCGTCAGACGAACCCTTAGATGATCGATACAGAGAATATTTTGATCGCCAGCTTGCAAAACAGACTGCGTTCCTCCAGTCGACAGAAGCACTGCAGTGGTGGGAAACTTATTCACCTGCCAAGAGTACCGTTCCTAATCACGTCCTCTATTCGGACATGAACCCGACAATGGTCAAGGTCATGAACTTTGACACGTTGGCCTCAGGTGTAACTACACGGTTAGTTCCGAGTGGTTTCATCATGTTTGATATAGATGAATTCAACCCTCTGCAGCCAGTACCTCCTGACGAGAGACCAGTCATTGACGGTGGAATATACATCGATGGAATTACAAGTGGTACTGCACCATCAATTATTTATGATGGTGGCGAGTATCTGAGCGGATCAGGATTACCTCCTTTGTTCAGACCAGCCATTAATGGAGGAACTTACTAATGACAACCACTCCGGTTACTCTCCTTTCCAAAAGGTCCGGTAACGCATCAGACCGACCTTTAGATACAACAGTTCAGGCTGGTGAACTTGCAATCAATTTTGGTGCGGCTGAGAACGGACTCTATTTCAAAGATTCAGCAGGCGACATCCGGAAAGTAACTGGAACACATTACGGAAATAATGCTCCTAATTCCTCGCCAGCTGGTGAAACAGGTAACTCTACAGGTGAGACGTGGGTAGACTCATCCTCATCCGCTTATTACTTATCAGTTTGGAATGGTAGCTCTTGGCAGAAAGTGGGTGCCGCTTTTGCAGACGTCGCTGCTTCTGCAACTGTCACTATTGCATCCGGCGCTCTCGTCGCCAACAGCGCTGTGGTCGCTTCCGGTGCTTTTGGAGCAGTCACCGCTTCTGGAGCTTTAGGAGCAGTTTCTGCGTCTGGAGCTTTAGGCGCTTTGGTGGCTTCGGGATTAGATATAGCTGTAATTAGCGGAGCGTTTCCTGCAGTCCCTGCATCAGGGGTCTTTGGCTATCGGGTAGATCCGCCGAGCGGACTTTACGTATCATTTGGAGGCGGTTGGGTTCCCGCCGCGTAAGGTGCTTTTAAGCATCCACGCTCCCTTAAATAAGTTGCCGACGATATCAGCTAGATGATTCTCCACGTCAGGTGCGCCAACTTTTTGAGCAGCTTCATAAACATCTTTAGCCATAAAGCCACCGCTCTCTAAGTTCTTGACGTATAGAACTAAACTTTCGTCAGCGTCGTAAGTCTTAGTCATTTTGAAGTTTTTATACTGCCCTAACAGTCCTTTTTGACACATGGGCATTAGATAATCCATGCTGCGGACTAACTCTGCAAGGGTGTCAAAATCGTCAGTGTGTTGTTGGTATTGTTTTTTCAAAAATTTATGAACAGCCAAGAAGTAAGGTGCTTCTAGGTTGAGGTGAATTAAATGTGCTTGAAGGTTTAGATGATATAAATAAGAGGCCAATTCGACCATCTGAAAAATCAGATTATCGGTGCTGGCCTCTTTTACTACGATGACCTCCTCTTTTACAACCTCCTCGGTTGGAGCTGTGGGCCGCTTCTGAAGCATTCCATCCATAAAAGAGGAGGTCATCTACCTAATCATTTCATCGGACACACTACTGTAGCCTGCTCTTCCTGACCTTTCAGGTACTCTTCGAGAGCATCTTTGTTGATGCGGAACAGGGATTTAGCACCTTTAGGTTGCAGGTTTACGTAAGTGCTTTTAGGCCAACCACCATCCTGGTGTGATTCAGTAAGTGCAATACGCTTACGAACAAAACCAGTAGAGCAGTTCAACAGCTCTGCTGTTTGAGCGATTGTGAGCAGCTTCTTGGATTCCATGTTTACGAGACTGTTGAATGATCGCAACGCAAGAAGATTAGCAGTGGATTCGTGAAAGTCACCCAGCAAAAATCATTAATAATTTTTTTATGGGTTTGACTTAGAATTGTTGCAGAACGGCTGAAAGCATGGCAGGCATACGGATCGCTGGTGAGCGCTTCAGCGGGTACAACAAACCCAAGCGGGACAAGCAAGGAGGCAAGAAGTTCGCTGTGGCGGCCAAGGAGGGCGACACGGTGCGTCTGGTCCGCTTCGGAGACGCGAATATGACCATCAAGAAAAACGACCCTGAGCGGCGCAAGAGCTTTAGAGCGAGACACAAATGCGACGAGAAAAAGTCGAAACTGACCGCTGGTTACTGGTCATGTAAAGCATGGTGAGCATATACTGACATTATTTGTGTGAAAAAGCTGACCTAGACTTATAGATATCGGTATCTGAATATGGACGACACCGGTCACGTCAGCGTAAGTCTTACGCTTGAAGACGAATTCACACTCACTCGCATCAAGAACGGCGCTAAAGAACTCAGGGGTAAAGAAAGGGATCAGTATCTCTGGGATCGTATTGTGCGTTTTGTTTGTCGCGAACGCGCTTACAAGTTCGTCGCTGACGAGCTTGGAGTCGTGGTCGATCCTAATATTGGAGTATTCGACGATCTCGAAGAGGATGGAGATCTCTCCTAACGCTCAACGCTGGTTAAATTCAATCAGTGCTGCAGAAGGCACGATGCGTGACGGCAGACGCGGTTATAACATCATGTTTGGGGGAGGCACGTTTCCCAATTACGACCAACACCCTGATACTGTCATTGACGGCGGGCGGCTCAAAAGCGCTGCGGCTGGGGCATACCAGTTCATGCCAGGTACTTATAGCGGAGTAAAAAGGGACCTCAATCTTCCCGACTTTTCTCCGTCTTCCCAGGACCAAGCTGCTCTTGAATTAATCAGAAGGCGGGGCGTGGACCCTGATCGGGACCCGCTTACACCCCAGAACGTTGCTAAGTTGGCACCCGAGTGGGCCGCTTTTCCCACGCTTGAAGGAGGCAGTTACTACCCAAATCAAAAAGCTAGAAATTTTCAGTTCGTAAAAGACGCGTTTAACGCACCGATTCAAGGGCAAGGACCCCGAGCACAACTACCTGCTCCCGAGAAACCTCCTGAAGTTGTTCAGAACCAGGTAGTGCCAGAACAACCTGAAACTTCCCAAGAAAACACTGGTATCGGTAGTGAGGAAGCAGCAGCTTTGATATTAATTGGTGAGCTTAGACAAAAATTAAATCAACAGACTGCAGACTTCGAACGAGCAGAAAAAACAAGAGCAGAAAGTGATGAGAAATTTAAAAATGAAGTGCTTACCAAGATGAAGGAAGGTTATGCAAAGTCTCAAGAAGCAGGGAAGATCGATGCTCTTACACAGATGTTCATGGAATCTGAACAAGCAAGAGCAAACGAAAAAGCAGCAGAAGCCAAAGCCCGCAGAAGAGAACAGATGGGCAAACAACTAGATCCTTTAGCTAACTTGGCTTATTTGAACGCTGCTGCGCAAGCCCAACGTGACAAGTTCAGACCAGGAGAATCAGTTATCTGATTGTATAATTTAAGAAAAGAGCGTTAGCAAAGTGTCTCCCTCCTTAGGTAACTTCCCCTCCAATTTCAGCTATAACGTCCCTGGTAGCACTCCTACCTTTCAAATGGGTGGGGGCGGTTTTGACTTCGATTTCGGTGGTCTTGGAGGGCTGGATTACCAAATCCCCGCAGGCGCTGTACCCCAAACTTTGGGAACAAGTTTCTTCGGAGGGGGAGGAGGAGGTCTCGGGGATCTTGGGAGTTCCATCAGCACACTAGGTGGTTCACTCGGTGATATTGTTCGAACTTTCCGTGGTGGAGACGACGAGGAAGCCGGTGGTTATATGGGTTTGGGCAATCCATTTGACCCTAAATATGCTGACGAAGCTCGTGCGAAGGTAGATACAGAGTATGGAAAATTACTTGAACAACTCGGTGGTATTGCTAACGACATCGCATATTTAACAGGTAATACTGTTCCTGACGCAGTTCAAGAATTCAGGAATCGTTATAAGGATTACATTGAACCCGCAGCTCAAAGAGGATACAACCAGCTTTTCGGTTTTGATCCAAATGCGATCGGCCCCACTTCTTTAGAAGACTACGGGGATAAAGCGACTAATAAAATGTTTGACACTATGGGTAAGTACAGTGCCCTTAATCGTCAAAATTACATGGATGTCGCTACTGCTCCTCCTGTTGTAGAGGCAGATACAAGTAAATTACAGCCAGACTTTAATCGATTTTTTGATGAAGCAAATAAGAGACTCAGGGATTATTCGGACGGGCAGTCTCAAGAATTTATCTACGGTGCTGGTAGCCCTGGTTCTCGCTACGGCAGGCAGCGTATGGCTGGATTTTTTGCTGACTCTCCTGAAATAGATCGATTAATGGACTTTGGTGCCTGATAATGCTGTCTCGAAGTGCTGTAGAAAAAAGATCAGAGCGTAATATATTCAGACGCTCTGAGCATGTAGGGAGAAATCCTGCTTTCAGATTGGCAGGAAAATTGTTCTCTGAAGCAGCAGATCGAGCAGCTTTAAGGAATGAAAAGCGTCAATCGATGCAAAAGTCACGCCCCGTGGGGATTGGTTTCGGAGCCTACGACACTTATGGACCGGATGAGTCTTGGGGTTCGCAAGAAAGTCTTATAGGAATACACGACCGAGGTCACTATATTGTTGGTGAAAATCATGGATTCTTTTCTGATAGTCCTGAGTAGAAGGCATATAAAAAACGAAACCAAACACTTTTGAGTGCTTTAAAGGCTCAAGTTTTTCGCTGTCGTGAAGCAACCTTGGATGTTCTTTAAGAACACACATCGGTAAATCGATACCGGTTTTCTGCGTGGATATAAGAGCTACTTCAGATGAGGTTATAAAAACTATGGCCTCATCAAACTCTTGTTTGAGCCATTTCTTATACGCAACTTCAAGCCAAACTCTCTGGTTTGATTTTTTGAAGTAAGAGGTTTTTGTAAATAACCTGTCTGATTTAGGTTGCTCAGCTTTGAGTGATATATCTCTTGGAGGGTAAAGATATACGTTTTTGCTTTTCCAGTCTTGTTTTAAACCGTTGTCCTTCCAGTTGAAATATCTTTGCGCTTGTACAACTTCGTTAGCGTGTTTACTGCTAGCCGGATCAAGACTTATCTCTCCACCAAACAAAGAAGCTGCAGCAGCAACAAGTTCTGGAGGAGAGACAAAATCTTTTGACGCCAGCATTAATCTTCAACAGCTTCAAGTCTCATTTGACTGTGAGTGCTGACGTGATTCGAATTAAGCCAAGCAACTTTTACATAAAAGTACTGGGCACCACCCTTCGTAGGTTTTGTAAAGACCTCTTGAACGATGCCGACAGTTCTGTCTTTGAACCACTTTGATTTACAAGCAGCGTTGGCGGTTACCCAAACGTTGTTGATTCGACTTTTTTCCTTGACCTTGTCGCCCACTTTGAACTTGGGTTTTGCTCTACCTTGGGAAACGTGTGGCATGGTTCAGAGAATAAGACCGTTGGATGCTTCGTCGATTCTTTTGTTTGCTTCAATAGCATCCAAAAGATGGATATGCATACCGTCGTCATGGATCATGGCGACAATAGCCACATCCTCGTTATCTTCTTTCTCAATAACCTTAATGACCTGCTCAAACATTCCACTAAAGTTTTCGTCCATAGCTTCTTGAGCGATTGCTAAATCTTGCTCAAGGTCGTATGTAGTGACGTATTTACTCGATGTGGGATCTTCTGGATTAAAAACGAGACATCCAGGACCTCTAGCGCTTCTGTTTCGAAAGTAAATATCGATCATATCTGACAAGATGGTGCGGATAATGCCCGCAGAAAGCATCCTCTCAGTCTCTGTGCCTTTAAAGAGAGCTTGGATCTTTTGGGCGTTCTTACTAAATTCAGTCATATTTAAAGTTGCTCCAAGCTGCTTGAAGAATTTCATGAACATCATACAGAAACTTCGCAGGGTTGTTCTCAGCTGGATCCAGTTTTGTGTAGTGCTTACCCTCCACGAGTCCTGAGTTACCTCCGGAGGATATGCCTTGATAAATTAATTTGTCGACTGTGACTGAAGGAACCCCGAGTCTTTGAGCGACTGCTTTTTTGTTTACGAAAGCTGTAGTACGCCGTTGTTTGTCTGCGCTGAGAAGCTGAAGAGAGATGTCAATGTTTGTTAAGGCAATTGAAATTTCTTTGAAAGCTTTTGTGAGTTGAGGGTTGTCCATGTGATTTATCACGCACCAGCACGTTAGCAGGGTTTTTAGAACGTGCAAGTGCATGAGGGCTCCTCTCGATCACCCGATACCAGGCAACCAGAGCGACTTGCGTGGGGGCAGAAACCGGAAAAATGCTACCCCAACCCTCTTTGATCGTTAAGCCGGTTCTTACGAAACGATCGCAATCAGTCTAGTAATCGTTCAGCTAACTGAACAAAATCCTTAGGATCTTCGATAAGAAGCTTGATAAGTTTATTTAGCTTGGTGTCTTCTTCATCGTACTTGTTGTCATTAAGTACCTGCCAGTAACGATAGGCATTAAGTAAGTAGTACTGACTTTGTTTTGCTTTGAGCGCACCTAACCTCCACTTTTCAAAGTCATATGTGTTGTCATACCGACTTTTACCGATCGACATCTCAGACTGACGAATCTCCATCTGGATGTCGATATCTGCAATGGTGTACTCGATAGAAGAAATCTTTGCAGCACACTCAGCTTTTGTTGAAGGCGGTTGGTTGTCGGAGTAAATCCAAGGAGGAAGGTTATCGATGATGTACTTCTCAGGCCAGAGAGACTCGCGGCGTGGTTTAGGTTCCGCTGAAGAAATGTTTGAGAATATCCTGGATGAATTGGTTGAAGTCGCCATTGATGCAGTAGAGATTGTGGAACTCAAATCGAGTTGAAATTACAAGATCTAGTTTCTCAAGCTTTTTAAGCTGGGATCTTGTCGTGTTTTCACACTGACCTAAAGAAGAAGAAAGTGTCAGGACGTCCGTAGGTTGTAGCGACTGTAGCTCATAAATCAGCCAGCGCAGTTTTTGGACTTGTTTAGATCTTTTCTTATTCTTTGAATCGATCTCCTGGACAACTCGGAAGAGTGCTTCTCTCGCAGTAGCTGAAGAGCTGTATCTGTCGTCGCCCCCGCAAGGAGGATCTGTTTGAGAAACTCTTCTGATTCCTTGGTTAGACGACTTGCTGGTGTTTTTACGAGACATAGATGGTAGGGATTGATACAATTTGGATTAGAGCACACAGACTTCACACAGTCCGCAGACCCCACAGATTTTTTCCAAAAGCGTTCATATACGCGTCTTAAGAGTCTTGGGTTGGGTTTGGGCGTGTCGTCTCTTTCGAGACATCTGCCTTCTTCGAGTGTGAAGCGACAGCGTTCAAGCCAAGCGTCGATCCTTTTCCAACGTGAGTTAGCTGAAGAAAGTTCTGCACGACAAACCTCGCAGGCTGCAACACCTAAGGGGAGTTTGACCTTAGGGACGTCTTTAGGGCGCATGAGGAAAGGCTCAGAACGCCTGCAAAGACAGGTCCATCTGACTGCTTCGTCGTAGTGCTCCACTTTCCAGTTACCGACGACCTCTGTGTCGTTGGGGACACCGGACGGCTGTGGAGGCGGAGGAGGAGAAAGTAGACGGAAGAGCTGAGCCGCTCTCACATCCCTTGTTTTGAAATCGATGTTGGTGTTCATGATCTAAAGCTAGCACACCGACGCAAGAAGCGCATACAGCGCATAGAAGGGTAGGTATCCTCAAAAAGCCATAGATAAAAGACTTTTTATAAGAAGAGGGTTTTGCCTGCGTTTGGCGCTGAATTCAGTTTTTTAAAACCTGACTACAAGCGTCACTTGACAAAAAACCGCTTTTTTTTCCTATACGATTATTTTATACGTATATAAATACACGAATTTAGCGACAATTAAGGGTAAATCTACGGCTCACAGAGAAAGTTTTTGTGCAAGGACTCTGACGCGAGCTTTGTGGGCCAGCAGTCTTGTACCAATTAGTTTAAGATTCAAGAAATACACTGAACACCATGTCTGATTCAGATGTCAAGCTAGGTTCTGATTTGTCCTGGCAGTTACTGAAAGAGCGGGCATCTACTTTAGGCATTCCTGCATGGAAATTGGCTGAGGAGTATGCTTTTCATCAAGAAGACAATAAAAAACATGTAATCAAGAGGTAGAATTCCATAAGGAGGTTGAGTATTGAATGCCCGAAGAAGTAAATTCGCCTCCGTGTCCTTTACATGGGGCACCTCCTAGGGCGTTACATCCGCACAATTTTTTCGGTATCGTCACCGTTATCGAGGAAATAATCGACACGATTTCTGGCGTGGGCACTACCTCTTTTTCTCGCTGTCCTTACGGATATCCCTATAACTTCGAAGGCATAGTAAGGGCTTTAGAAGATTTGAACCTTACTGCTAGTGGTATTCAGGGCGGCGGAGGAAGCCCTATTGTCACTTCAGGCGTTGCTCCTGGTTCTGGTTTATATGCTTCGATCAGCGGTGATCTTGTCTTATTTAATTTAGATGCTCGGGCTGAGGGATCTGTTTCCCTTAACTACGACGGAAATACTGCAGTCATCAGTGGTTCTGCCTCAACTGGAGGAACCATCGTTGCTTCCGGCTCACCAGGAGACGGAGCACACAATAACGGGGACGCTTGGTTCGATACAAACCAAGGTCGCTTGTTTGTGTTTGTGTCTGGAGTTGCAGGTGCTTCAGGTGCTTGGTATCAAACCAACGCAGAAGGTATTGCTCTTATGAGCGATATTCCTCCCTCGGGAGATAACCTCAACGCACCTCCTCGTCACGGAAACATCTGGTTTAACCAGCTTGTGGGCTCTCTGTTTGTTTACGACGAGACTACAAGTGGTTGGTATGAGACTGGACCTCAGCGCAGTGTTGCGTACGGTGCAGCTCCTCCGAGTCCTCCCGTCGCAGGTGCTGGTTGGTACGACACGATTGATTCAGCACTTAAAGTTTGGAATGGCACTTCCTGGATTAGCACCTAATATCAGGGCGCTCGTTCCAAACTCATGGCATCCAAAAACGGCAACTACATCGCTTCACGTCCGAAAACGACTTGCCAAGGGCAAGGAACTAACTCTCGTCCTAAGCGTAAAGGTAAGAAAAAATTGCGGGGTCAGGGACGCTAAAGTGATGGTAAATAGTAAATAAAAATGGCGATCGTCAGTCTTGTTGCAGGTGGGACTATTACTGCTGGTCAGGCAGTTTATATCAACACTTCTGGTCTGGCTTTACCAGCTCAAGCTGACGGTGGCGATTTACAACTAGCTGCAGTCGCTGGTGTTGCTCAAGATACAGTTACTGAAGGTCAGAGTTTTAGATGTAATGTTGACTCCGTTTCAGTTATTCCTAGTGCAACTTTTACCCCAGGCACAGCACTGTTTTTACACCCATCTGATGATGGTGAGTTAGCTGAGTACTCTGTTTTTGCTTCTGGTGTTGAGAATACTTCTGCTGTTGGTCTTTATTTAACTCGAATCGGAACAGCTTTAACTGCAGATCGTGTTGCTGTTGAACTTAAACGTCCAATTTTTATTAATAACACCACTTCGATTATTCTTATGGAGAGCGCATCTGGTCTGGTTGTTGATGCTATCCTAGATGAAGATGGCTTTAGAATTGACACAGAAGGTGCTCTCTAATTATGCCTAGCCAGAAGATATCCCAATTCCCAGCTCAAACGACCGTTGCGTCGGGCGATATCCTGGCGCTTGTTACTGTTTCGGGCGCAACTTTCGATAACAAACGAATCGGAATTGACGTATTAGATAATAGATATCACCCATCTGCTTCTGGCGGAGCAGCACTTGAAATCGCTGTGGAAGCACTAGCTTCCGGCAATGCTGCTTTAACTGATTCTTTAGAAGCACTCGCCTCAGGTAACGCAGGTATTTCTCTTGCAATTGCTTCAGGTAACGCTGCTCAGGCTTCTGGCAATGCCGCTCTTGTTGACGCTGCTGCAGCACTTGCTTCAGGTAATGCTGCGATTGTTGATGCGTCAGCTGCCCTTGCTTCAGGTAACGCAGCACTTACTGACGTCTCAGGTAAATACGACAAGACGGGTGGACCTATTACAGGAACCGTAACCATCAAGGATCAATCGATTGGTGAAGTTGGTAATCAGGGCGTTCGAAACGGCACCATCACTTTAGATTTTGGGTCAGCAAATAATTTTGAATTTACTCTCGACGGAAACGGCACTTTAGGTGCGCCAACTAACGCAAGCGGCGGCCAGTGTGGCGCTATTACGATTCGCCAGGATGGCACTGGTTCGAGAACCATATCGTATAACGCTGTTTTTGGTTTTGCCGGAGGCACCGCACCGACTCTCACTACGGCTGCGAGCGGGGTTGACGTAATCTCGTTTTATGTTTCGTCCCCGACTGAAATTCAAAGCGTTGCTGTCTTAAATCTGTCATGATTCCTGGTCAGGCTCAACAGTTTTTTGAAGCAGCCGCTGCTCAATCTGGTGGGGCTACACCCCTTCAAGTTACTCGTAGCTTGCGGTTTAACACTTCTGACAGTACACATTTTGATAGAACTCCGTCGTCTGCAAGTAATCGCAAGACGTGGACTTGGAGCGGGTGGGTAAAAAAATTTAAGTCTTCACGCGGTGTCCTGTTTGGCGGCGGGACATCTCAGTCTGACACTGGATTTACGTCTATTGAATTTGAAAGCGATGATTCTTTAAGAGTCACTGGTTGGAATACTCTTTGGGCGAAAAGTAGTGGGGTTTTCAGAGATTATTCGGCTTGGTACCACGTAGTTATTTCTTTTGATTCCACGCAGTCAAGTGCAGGTGATCAAATTAAGATGTATGTCAATGGACAGCAATTAACTAAGGCAACAGAAAACGCTTTATCGCAAAATGGAGATTACGGGATCAACCAAGGGGTTCGTCACACTATTGGCGCTATTTCTGAAAACGCAGACGCTAAAAGTAATTTTTACCTAGCCGAAGTAAATTTTATCGATGGTCAAGCACTTGCAGCATCTGACTTCGGTGCATACGACTCCGATGACAACTGGAACCCGAAAGATACATCTGGTTTAACATTTGGAACTAATGGTTTTCATCTGAAGTTTGCAGACAACAGCAGCAACTCTGCACTGGGAACCGATTCTTCGGGTAATGGAAATAATTGGACGAGTAATAATATTACTTACGGCCCTTCCACTAAAACTTTTTTAGATAAAAAACCTGACAACACCGGTTGGGGTAGCATCGCAAATGCGTTCGACGGAAACACAGGTACATACGCTGACGGCACATATAACAACGGAACTACAAGCAAAATCCATTTCAATCCACCTATAACTGGCGTAACCAGTCTTCGGTTGTATTGGTACGGGACCTCTAATTATGGATATAACAACACGAGTATAGGATCTGGTTCAACCACCGCAGAGTGGAAGAGTGTGTATTCTGGCTCTGCAATAGACGTATATAACATTATCGGTATTTCTCAACCTGGTAATGGTGTGGTACGTCTTTATGCAATTGAAGTCAACGGTGTGGTTCAAACCGGGTATACAGAATTAGAGCCTGTAACAATTGACAGCCTGATCGATACACCGACAAATTACGAAGCAGACTCCGGTAATAACGGCGGTAACTATTGCACTTGGAACCCTCTATACCAAAGCGACGGTACTTTTTCCGAAGGCAATCTAGAGCTTGAGACTAATGCTGGAAATAAACACTACCAAGCTACGTTTGGTTTTACTTCTGGTAAGTGGTATTGGGAAGTATATCCAGCACCCGGTACTACGCCTGGGATGATTGGCATTGCTTTAAACACCAAAGCAAAAACCGACAACTTGAACGGCGCTGGTGCTATGGCTTACTACAGCGTTACTGGTTACAAACAGGGTGGCAATACCTCTGGCGTAGACAGTCCTTACGGCGCAACTTATACATACAGAGATATTATTGGTGTTGCTCTTGATTTAGATTCAGCAACCAAAACTATTACTTTTTACAAGAACGGAGTCAGTCAAGGCGTTGCATTTAATCCTGACCCAACGCTTGGACCATGGCATCCTGCAGTTTCGGCTGGCAGTAGCGTTAACACAACAGTGTTTGTGGCTAACTTCGGCCAACACCAGTTTGCCTTTACACCACCAACAGACCATTTGTCACCCTGCTCACAGAATCTCGCCGACCCAACGATTGCCGACGGCTCGACGGCGATGGGTGTAACTTTGTACAACGGAAATGGCGGAACCGCTCAAACCATTTCTGGCATCAACCACAGCCCTGATTTTGTGTGGTACAAACACCGCAGCGCAGCTTCAAGTCACGGATTGTTTGACATTATTAGAGGTGCCAATAATTACTTAAGCAGTAATAGTACTTCTGCTGAACAAACAGTCTCTGGTGTTACTGCATTTAATAGCGACGGTTTCAGCTTAGGTACTGATACAGGTGCAAATGGATCTGGAACCTGGGTTGCGTGGACCTGGGACGCTGGAACGTCAACGGTTAGCAACACTGACGGCAGCATCACTTCTAGTGTCCGCGCCAATGCGTCTGCTGGATTTTCTGTACTGACTGCGACGACTCCTGCACAAACTAGCTCTAATTATTCAGTTGGTCATGGACTTAATGTCCCCCCAGCTATGTGGAT